CGACGAAGATCCGGTGCTGTAAATGGCCATTAACGCAACAACAAACTGGTATATCCGAGCTTCTGGAAATGTCCTAAACGGAGGCGGTTTCGACTCGGCTATTTCGGGTGCTGGAACAAACTTTGCCGATCAAGATGCTCCGCAGCTATCACTTAGCGATCTAGTAACACTTTCTGCGGGCAGCACTACGTTGACAAGCGTAAGCGGCGGTTTTACGACTGCCATGATTGGGAACTGCATTCGGATCGCAAGTGGGACCAATTTCACGGCAGGGTATTATTTCATCACAGGTAGGACAGACACGAACACAGTAACACTTGACCGAACTGCCTCCCCCTCGGGAGCAGGAGTCTCTGGAGTTGGCAGGGTTGGAGGAGCGTTTGCAACATTAGCTAGCCTGCATAGCGGCGGCACGATTACTCTGCCGACGATCACAACCCCATTGGCAGCGGGCCACGTTGTTAACATCAGGGGGTCAGGTGGAGAAAATCCAGCTTCGGCTGACTACACAAGCACAGGCTATTTTACATTTCCAGGAGGTGATTTTACGAGCGGACCTATTGTGTTTCGCGGTTACAACGGCAGGCCGAGACATGATGGAAACGGACTGACTTTTTATAATTGTAACTTTCAACAGTTTGAAAATATACACTGCAAATTTACTGGTAACGGCAATCCTCTTGAGGGTTTTATCGACGGAAATTCACACCTACATTGCCACAACGTCTGGGTAGATCAGAATGGAATCGATCAAGCCGGTATACAGGATGCAACGTCAGCAAGGTTTTGTAGGCTTTTCAATACTGGCACAACAACAGCCGGTACAGCATCTAGAGTTGCGATTTCAACAGCCGGTAGCACTTATAATGGAACACTTGCTTATAATGTAATCGAGGGCTGGCGAGGTGGAGGAATGACCGCAACGGGAATTCCAAGTGTTTGTTTCAATGTAATCGCAAATTGCAAGTCTCACGGAATCGTTTTATCTGTTAGTGATAATTTTCGCGGATTAAGCATTCAGCACAATTCCATTTACGGTAACACTGGCGACGGAATCCGAATGTCAGATTCCAACACGATTTCGCAGTCTTACCTACGCGACAATATCATTGAAGCCAATACAGGATTCGGGATAAACTGCACCGTCAATGCAACAGCCTTAAATGATCGGCTGATTCGAACAAACATGTTGCGTAATTTCTTTTTTAATAACACATCTGGAAACCAGCAAAACAAATCAGCCGGGGCAAGCGACGTTACTTTGAGCGGATCGGCTTTTACAAATGCAGCTTCTGGTGATTTTACGCTCAACAACACAGCAGGCGGCGGTGCTTCCGTTCGATCCGCTCAGATCGTGTTTCCTGGTGTAGCAGGGACAAGCTACCCTGACGGCGGGGCAGTGCAAGCGATTGCTAGCGGCGGCGGTAGTTTAATTTTGCCCAGGCCAATGAATGGAGGCTATTCAGCGTGAAGCGTAAATTCAAAGGTGGCCTAACTTCAGTATCGTTGCCTATCTTCGTTGCCGACACATCGAGCACAACGGGCGGAGGGCTTAGTGGCGTGACAAGCTCATCAAGCGGGCTAGTGCTTGAGTATCGAAGGGCCGGACAATCAACTTGGACAAGCGTTACGGCTGTAACCAAGACGCTTGGTATTTATGTATCAGGAGGCATCGTCGCCGATGGATCACTAGCGGGCGCGTATGAAATTGATTTTCCCGATGCGGCTTTTGCGTCCGGTTCCCGGATGGTGCTTTGTCGGATTCGCGGCGTGACTAATATGCTTCCTGTGCTGATCGAAATAGAACTTGATGCGGTTGATTATCAGGATGCGACATCGTTTGGATTGTCGAGGCTCAATGACACGATAACATCGCGAATGGCATCTTATACGCAGCCAACAGGCTTCCTTGGAGCGACGTTTCCAGAGGCGGTTGCAAGTCCGACGAATATCACTCAGGCTAGCGGTGTTACGCTGGCAGCGGTGACTCATACAGGGGCGGTGATTCCAACCGTTAGTGATATAACTACCAAATCTGGATACAGTTTATCTAGTGCTGGTATTACTGCTATATTTGCTACACTTACCAACACACTTACAACAGTTGGTAGTATTGGTAAATTGATTGTTGACAATTTAAATGCAGCAGTAGGTTCTATTCCCACTACTCCATTGCTAACAGGTGACACTAGGCTCAATAACCTGAATGCACCAATTGGTAGTATTCCAACCAATCCGTTATTGACTACTGATAGTAGACTCAACAATCTCAATGCACCGATTGGATCAATTCCAACTAATCCGCTATTGACAACAGATAGTCGATTAAATAACTTGAATGCTCCGATAGGTTCTATTCCTACAAATCCATTACTTACAACTGATACTAGACTTAACTTCCTTGACGCAAGTATCGCAACCAGCACCAGTTCAATACTTGGAGCAATCACAGGGCTTAACAACCTTTCAGCCAAAGCTAACTTGTTTGGAGTAGCAGTTCTTGAATCACCAGAAACCGGATCATCAATCTATGAGTTTACGCTTGTTGTCAATGATGATGAAGGCAAGCTGGTCAATCTGGACACAACACCGACAATCACAGCTACGAATTCCTCAGGCACAAACCGTTCAGCAAACTTGTCAGCAGTTACCAACCCAAGTGTTGGACGATACAGATTCACTTACACTGTATCATCTACCCACCCCAGGGAAGGGCTGCGGATCGAAGCTAGTGGAACAATCAGTACCGAAGCTAGATACGCTATATGGGCAGGAGCAGTAGTTGACTTCGATCAATCTACAATTCTTTCTCAAATCAGTTCAAGTCTAAGTCTAATACCAACAAATCCATTGTTGACTACAGACTCAAGACTCAACAATCTGAATGCACCACTCAATGCTATTCCAACCAATCCACTACTAACTAACGATAGTAGACTCAACTTCTTAGACGCAAGTATTGCTCAACGAGCTACTCAGACAAGTGTTGATGCTTTACCAAACACAACTAGAAATCTAGTGATGAACTCGATGCCTAGTGGTGGCTGGACTAGTGGATCATTTGGAGACAGATGGATCATCAGCAATAATTCCAATCGAACAATTGGAGTTACTGGTTCTGGTTCTGGCCATGTTCAAGCTGATATTCATGCTACACAAACAGGAGTGTTTCAACCAACAACTTTTACAACAGCAGTATACGACACAATCACTGCTAACTTGTTAGCTACTTCACACTCTAGCTACACCACCCCAGGAACAGTAGGCAAGACACTCACAGATACCAACACCAGCTTATCTACTTTGATAACTCGAATACCAGCAGCAACAGCACAATTAGTAACTGATCTAGCTCTTATGCTAGTTGGTTCCGGTACAGCTTTAGTAAGATGGACCGTACAAGCTTTAAGTTTAGCTCCATCAGGTGGTGGTGGACAAACTATTACAGCAGTAGTTGCAGTACCACAATTACTAGAACAAACAGCTTTTGAATTAGACGAAATAGTTGTATACCGTGGCTGTCATTGGGCTTTCCAAGTACAAAACCTTGGCGACCTAGCCGGATACACTGAAATCTGGTTCACACTTAGAAAACGTCAAAATGATAAAGATGCTGAAAGTGCTCTACAAATATCATTTACTCAAGGATTGTTAATTGCAAACAAATTTACCTCAGTTACTCCAACAGATGGATCATTGACAGTATCAGGACAAAATGTAACAATTCAAGTTAAACAGGCAGTAACTCAATTTATAGAACCAAGTAACAATTATGACTACGACATAAAAGGTCGTAATGTTGCTAATCAAACAATTATGTTACATGAATCAGACAAGTTCATAGTCAAACGAGACGTAACAAGGAGAATTAGCTAATGGTTAAGTTCGAAAAAGTAATTGTACAAGAAGGCAAGTTTCGTCAATGGAACGAGCACTTGAAACAATTTGAAATGGTAGAAGTAACTCCAGAACGTCTTAAAAAGCTTAGAGACAACTTTCAAAAACAACTAGGTCTTGGAATGAAGATTCCAGCACCTTGGAAGCATGACTTTAACATCACTACCCTATCTACTGGTGAAAATGGACTTCTAGATGACTCAACAGCAAATGCTGGATTCTGGGAAACTCTAGAAATAAAAACCCTACCTAAAAGCGGTAAGCAAGGTTTAGTAGGTGTAATCGACGTTCCAGGTGATCCAAAAGATCCTGAAACACCTGCTGGCAAGATAGGAACTTCCGTAAAAGATACTTCTATCTATACCCGAAGAAATTTGCCAATTACTTCTGGAGTAGACAAAGAAGAGTTCTTAGATGAAGGGGTAATGCATATAGCTCTAGTTACCCATCCAATTGAGCTAGGTCAAGAAAACTTCAAGCTTTTAAAAGACAATGACCTACATCTAGTAATGTCAAATATGGTATCTGATGATGAACCATCAGAACAAACCGAATCTGAAGAAGACTCAGAAAATGGTCTTTCTCTACTGCCTCAACTGATTGACGACTTAAAAAATGTATGCAAATTGTTTCTACCTGCCAATACAAGTATTGACAACCTTGCTGAAAATTTGTCTATTGCAGTCGGGCAATACAAGCTTATGAACTCTTCTGAAGATGGTTCAGGAGTGAAAACCGATTCTTTCCAAGTGGAGCCACTACTAATGTCGCATTTAGATTCAAGTCAAGTCGAAGCCCTTATTCAAGCTAAAGTCATCAATCCAAAGACTGGTAAAGCATACGCTAAAGAAGACTTCAATTCTAATCCTCAACAACCCGATACCCATACTCAACTTGTAATGTCTGCTATGCAGAACTCTATGCAAGCTGATCGACGTAAAGGATACCGTACAAGAATCGAACATCTTGTAAGCTCTGGACGTACTACTAAAGCTTTTGCAGATACCAACTTGTATCCACAAGCTGATACCTACAACATCGAATTTAAAGACGGTTCTGTTTCTACTCCTATGATAGAATCTTTGATTATGTCACTAGAGTCTATCCCTGCTCCAGAACGAACTAGCCATACCCTAGTTATGGGTAGTGGCGTTACAGATTCAGACGGTGACAATACTGACGTTGCTGAACTCGAAGACTACGCCAAGTATATGGCTCGTTTGATCTAATAAAACACTTTAAACTTTGAAACCAAGTTACTCAATCTAACCACAAGGACTAATTTTTATGTTTTCATTTGATATGTTCGGTGTAGCACCTGGACATTACATGACACCCTTCCAAGAAGTGGTCAACTCGACCAACATTACTTGGGGTCGTCTAGATCAGCAACTTTATCTAGCCACAGTAATTGACGGTAGTGCTCGCGATGCTGGCAATACCAACTTTACTGACGTACTTCGTCCAGGTCTTCTACTTGGTAAGGTTACTTCAGGAGCAAGTGCCGGTAAGTTTAAGCAATGGAATCCTGATGCTACTGATGGTTCTCAAAAGATCATCGGTGTTCTTATGAGTGCTCAGAAAATGCAACTCATGGGTACTGACCGTGACCGTTACATTGGTTATGTCCTCTACGGTGGTTGCGTAAAAGCTTCGGGCCTTGTCATTGCATCTTCAACCAGTGACGGTATCGTAGGAAATGCTTCTGAATACGTAGTTCGTCGTCAAATGGCTATGGCATTTCGATTCGACGATGATCCTGCTGGATACATTCCTGGACAGCTAGTAACTACTGTTACTGCTGATACTACACTTAACGAGTCTCAAGCAGGCGGACTGTTCGTAACTAATGGTTCAGCAGCTTTGACCTTTACTCTGCCTTCTCCTAAACGTGGTTTGGAATACTCATTTTATAATGCAGTTGACCAAAACATGCTTATTACTTGTGCAACAACTGACATTCTTGTAGTCCTTAACGACATTGCTGCTGACTCAGTTGCGTTAAGTACTGCAAGTGAAAAAGTTGGTGGGCATTTCCGAGTTATCGGAACTGGAACCAGGTGGCTCGTAATTCCTAATCTTTGGGAAACTCAAACTCCAACCATTGCTACCTAATAAGTAGCTAACCTTTAACGTCACACAAACTTAGTAACACTCAAGAAAGAACATTACAATGCCAGGATTGTCATACGAACAGTTGATGAAAGTACCACAAATTGTTCGATTATACGAACAGTTGCACACTCCATCATCGTTTTTTCAACGCTACTTTAAGCTAAGTCCTACTGATACTCCTGTTGCTGTTGCAACCACAAGGGTATTCGGTTACGACATCATTGCCAATACCCGTACATTGGCTCCTATGACTGCACCGATGGCCCCGCCAGTCTCGGTTGGTCAAAAGCCAATTGCTACGGCTACTGCATCAGTATTCAGGACTCACATCAAAACTACCATTGCAGACGAGAAGGTATTCCAGACTCGTCAACTTGGTAGCTTTGGTTTGAACACCAAAGTAGATGCAACTGGAGCTAAGTACATTGCTACTCAAATCAAGCATTTGAAAACTCAAGTTACCAACTCTGTAGAGTGGATGGTTGCTAAGATGTTTCAAGGCGGATTCGGTATCAAAGCAGACGGAGAAGGATTCCGTTTGTGTGAACTAACTGATAGTAACGTTTTGCACGCCAATACTTACTTGATTCCTTCAAGTAACAAAGGAGACGTAAGCGGTATTATCGGTGCTGGAGAAGCTTGGAATGATGCTGCTGCACCTGTGCTAGATCACTTGAATGAAATGAGTGTTCTTGCTGCTCGTGTAAGTGGTTATCAGCCAACTGATATTATCCTTAACGGTAATACAGCAAAGTTCTTGTTCAATAACACTCAACTAGCTAAAGTTGGTGGTACTGCTTACCGAATTTTCGACTCACTAACTAATCGAGAAGTACGTAGCGAAGAACCACCTACTAGTGGTCCATACACTGTTCAATTCCGAGCACTTCCGCAATACAACTTCCACGTGTACAACGAAGGCTTGATCTTGAACAACGTAATTCCTGATTACGCTAATCAAGTAAATGCAAACAACTGGACTACTTTGATTCCAGATGGTTATGCCCTTATTGTCCCACCTCCAGGAGATTGGGTAGGGTTTGGTACTTGTATGGAACCTGTTGCTGAGAACGTCATGGCTGACGTTAAGACGGTTACAGGACTTTACCAATGGCGTACACGTGAAATCGATCCTCCACGATTCGATGTCAAGATGCTGTTGAACTACGTACCAATCCTTCCACAGCCTCAAGCAGTCATCTATGCCAACGTATGGAGAACTGGACTGTAATCAATGACTCTATCAGGTCAGAGATACGCATATCTGTTTACTTCTGAAGACGAGATGCTACGTCTGTTTTCAGAAGATGGGACATTACTCCATACAGACGATGTTGCTGACAATGATGAAGTCATTTACGAGATAGTTGAAAGAGCTACTGGTAGAGTCAAACAAATTTTGAATAAAAGTTTCGATGACATAAACCTAATGGCATCTCCAAGAATTAGAGAGATAGCAACCATAATAGGTTGTTATCTCTTGTCAATTCGTAGAGGTAATCCTTCACTATACGCAGAGCAATATGTAGAAGCTCTAGCAGACCTTGAACAAATAGCTAATGGCGAATTGTACCTGTCCGAACTTCCTCGTTCTGGAAATACCTTAGTAGTTTACCAGAACGTATCATCAGATAACAGATTCCCATTTAGTCCTGTTCGAGTTGACGCTATAACTTCTAACCGTACTGTAAGTGGACAGTTCCTAAATAGGATGATTCCATTTCTATGGCTGTAAATGGTCAAATATATCTTGATCTAGTCAGAGAAACTGGATTCACTGAAGAACAGATGGATGACGAGTTCAAGTACTTTGCTTTGAACTTAATCCTGTACAATGTAATTAAGTTGAACTACACAGCTTTTTTACAAAAAGCAGTAGTACCAGCATATCGAAAACTTAAAGGCGTAGATCAATATGGTATATCATGGGACCCGCTAAGCAGTAGGACCATAGCCATAAAGAAACGTCTTAATTATCGATATGCTGGTGTTATTGCAATTAACATTCGTACTAGACGTTTATTAGAAGCACTAAAACCAGGCTACTTTAGAAATGGTTACTACGTGCCAAGAGCAGAACAAGTAGTACGAATTACTTTAGACAATATCTTCTTTGCAGTAAATGTACCCTATGCAGGCTACGTAGATGCAAAGCGTCCTATCTTTATACAAGATAGTAGGTTGATTCGAGATGCAGTAAAAAAATCGTTACCAATTCTACGTAACTACTGGAAAAGACGAGACGTACTTCGTAAAATGAACAGAGCTAAACGTAGACTACAAATGATAGAAAAAGCTAGATCAAAGCTTAGACCTAATCCCCCTGCACCCCAATAGCTTCTGGAGTAGAAAATAAAATGTTTGAAAAGACTATTCTAGAACTTGTACAATCTGTACTCAATGAATCAGTACTTACCAAGGTTCCTAAGATCAACACTGACTGCATTCACGTAACAGCTTACGACCAACCTCCACCAACAGTAGGACAGTTCTTCATTCTCATTTATCCAGAGTCTAGAGTCAACTATGCAGAACAACGTAGTGAAGGTCCTAAGAACTACGTATATGATAGAATAGGTTTTGACATTGTATGCGGAGCTAGAACTAGATTAGCACCTACTGATCGTTTAGCTGCGTATATGAATGAAGAGTATACGTCTTTAAATCTTATTAAAGATATAGTTATTACTACTATAAGTAAAACAAACAGTAGTAATAATATGATCTTATTAGAGTACTTAAAACGTAACTTAAAAGCGTATCCTAAAGATGTATATGACTATCTTACAAATAGTGTAGACATAGTAGATGGTTTTGAGTATACTGGAGCAGATGCACAACCAATACCAAGATTAGCAGATTACTTTTCTGCTAGTGACGGTAAAGAAACTTTATCAGAACGTCCGGCAGGCCATACTTACACCTGTCGTTTTCTTTCCCCCTCCAGAATTTACGGTGTGCAATGCTGAATTTATTAGACACCTTTCGCTAATAAATTCTGCATTGCAGAAGGAAGTATCCTATGTTTGCTTTTGAATGCCAAAGATGTCGCAGAAGAACTTTCCATCCTTCTCAACGGTTAGCCAAATGTTGCGAAGGAGCAAAACAAACTCAGTTAGTAAATATCTGCTTAATCATACCAGTTGAAGAAATACCAAAAAATAGAGTGGTGCATACCTCAACAGGTAATGGCGTGCTCATGGTTGCTTCTGGTCAAAAATGGGCAACTGCTTGTAACGCAGTAACATTGCCTCAAGTTACAACAGCAGTACCTAAAGCAGCTACCTGTTTTCGTTGTAGAAAATGGATAGAAAGTAAAGAAAAGTTAGAGTTAGCTAAAAAAGAAATGGCATCTCTTGACGAGTTTATGCAAACTGTTGATATTGAAGATGAAGACAACCCAGAAAATTCAGTAGTAGGAAAAGTCGAAGAAATACGTCAAGATTTATCGACAACCAATAAAATTCCTAGTATTGAAGAACTTGATGCAGTTTTGACAAAAATCGAAAATGCAAGTAGAATGCTACGTGAACGGAAAATAGTTACAAATCAAATCAAGTTAGCACAGGAGCTTAAAAAGCTATGAGTTTTATTGCAGGGGCCTTTAACGCAACATTCAACGGTAAGCCTATGGGAACCACTGAAGACGGTTTCGAGCTTACCTTCAATAGGATCTACGAAGAAATTCGCGTTGACCAATACCGTGGTATGGTAGATGGGGTCTTTCAAGGAATTGACATGACACTTCGAACCGTTCTAATGGAAGCAGACCACGAAGTAATCACGGATATTCTATTAGCATTTGACAACGATCAAGACGGTACTATTTTCACAGGACTTGCTGTACCACCTGCTACTGCATGGGACGGTGACATTTTTAGGTTTCAAGGAACTGTACCGAACAGTACTGGACAATTGCTTAGCAAAATGGCTCGTCCATTAGTTCTAACTCCTTGTGGCGGCACTACAGCAAAACTTCTAGACTTAGTAGGTGCAGGTGCTCAAGCAACAGCTCTAGGATCAATTACTTTTGCTAAAGCAGTACTTACAGCAGATCCAGTATCTATTAAGTACGCTGCTAGTCTACGTAAAATACCTATTGCATTTCATATCCTTCCCGATTGGAGTTCTGGAGCACTCGCAACTGGACAACCAGCGGCATCCTTTGGGTCTGTTTGCGGCAATCAGCTTAACTATTTTGTGCGAGCAGCGTAGTCTAGGATTGCTTATTGCAAGTCTACACTAAAAATGAGACAATAGCCTAGCGTAGTGCTAGGCTATAGTCGTTTTAAAAGTCCATATCCAACTAAGTAGCAATCATGACTAGCGGAATCAATGTAGGCATAACCTACGACGAATCAAACGATAAGAACAAAAAGTCTGATGTAGATTCTGAAACTAGTGCTAAGAAACCTGCAACTAAAAAGAAAACGCCTGAACCACTTACAGAACAACAACTATCTCGTGTAAAAGAGATACAAGCTAAATATCTAGACGGTAGTGCCACTGGTCCTGAAATAAAAGAGTTCCTTGCTTTAACTAAGACACAAATAGGAACAGGACTTAAAGACTTACTTACTAAGAAAAATACTCTAGTAGGTGGTGAACAAATTATTCGTGGAAAACCTCTATCTCAAATAGAAGAACGTAGAGGGCATCCAAATGAAAAAAAGAATCGTTTAAAGAGCCAAATAACTGCTGCCATGTCTAAAGCGTCTGACAAGCTAATGCAGCAGTCTGTACTTGGACAACAACCAAGTGCTCTATCTCAAGAGATGTCTAATCCTACACTTAAATCATCATCTAAAGATGTAGATAAGCCTATACAATCACAAAGCAATACTAGTTTTGAAGTTGAGCAAAGTATTGTAAATAAAATAGCTACTATACCAATGTTTCGTGGAATTAGAGGTAAAAGTACTACTGAACCTAAAGGTCCACAATATTTTAGCAGTTCTGAAGTATTTGCAAAAACTTACGGAGAAACGTCGCAACATTCTATACAAGTATCTAATCCATTAGTAGTCTCAAATGAAGACTGGAACAATTACGCAAATAATCAATTTAATCCAATAGATCAAATTGTTGAAAAAGTAAAAAAAGAAGGATATGACTCAGTAATCAATATTCGTAAAACGCCATCAGGCGATGAACTAGTTACAGTATTTGTAGTAAACGCTGAAAAAAATATTGATGTTCAAAAAGCTACCAATACTTCTAGTGTTTTAGAAAAGTCTAAAAAAACACCTAAGCAATCTGCTTCAAAAACCGTTGGTAGTCAGTCTGTAGTTCCACCTACTAAAAAACAAGAAAACATATTTGACTATAGCAAAGAAGAAAACGCTACAAAGTACGAAGAAGAAAAATCTAAGCGTAAGCAAGAACAGGCTAGCAAAAAAAAGCAAGCTAATGAAGAAGCCAAAAAAATGGTTTCTAATGCTATCCTTCCAGTCAACGATGCTTTGAAGGATATTGCTTATGGTATTTCTAAAATAGGAACGGGTTCTGGTGGTGGCGGTAAGGGTAAAGGTCCTAAAGCACCAGCAGGATTCGAAGGAGAAAACTTTGACGACGAAGATATGGGAAAAGAAGACGATCCCTTTCCAGTACTACGAGCAAGAATAGAAAACGTCACTCGTTCATTCGAGTCGTCTCTTTATGGAGAAAAAGAATCCAATTTATTTTCTTCTCTCCAGAAAACTTTTGATAAAGGTCGTAGGTCTGAAAATTTAGATATTGTACAACAGAATATTGAAGAAGAAGTTAGAGCACAGATGAAGTTGCTTCTAGCTTTTGAAACTCGTAATGAAAATGCTCGCAATTCTTTAGAAGCTACTTTAATTGAAAAGATTCGTAAAGAAGTAAACAAACCAGAAGAAAATCAGTCAATAGAAAATATTAACTGGTTAATGGATCGGTTAAAAGAAGTTAGTGATTCTAGAAACAAAATTGAAGCTGAATTTGCAAAAATTGAAGCCGACATAACTAGCAAACTTTCTGAACGTGCAACTGCTGGTTTTGTTCAAGGAAAAATTGAACGCGATATTCGTCAAATGGAAGTACAAGGAAAAGAAGAAGATAAGATAATCGATACTTACATGAAACAATTTGGTAAGTATGTAAAAGGTACTTATAAACAAATTGCTGAAGAACAAGCGTTTGAAGTTGGTATACAAACAATGGAAGCCAACAAAGATACAGTAAGGTCTTCTGAACTATTAAAGAAAGTTAAAATAGCTTACGATAAAGAATTTACCAGAGTAATGAACTCTGTACCTACAGAAACCGAATTAACTAGAGATGAAATACTTGAAGCCCATAAAGCAGGACAAGGTAAGTTTTTACCAGAATCCTTTAGAGCCAAAGGAGCATCGCCACAATACAATGCAAAATTAGCAAGTAATGCTGGTGGTATGGGCGGTGGTGGAGGAAACACCGGAGTACCTTCAGCAGCTTCGGAAGGTCCTGATGATATTCCTCCTAAAAGAGAAAACCTATCTTTACTACTACCTTCGTCAAAAGTAGACATGGACAAAGTTCGTCAAAACTTTGCTAGATGGGCATTGATTCAACAAGCAACCGGCCCAATGGTTCAAGCGTCAACGCCTAAAGGAACTCAAGGATCTCAAGTATTTGGCAATGCTGCTACTGTAGGCGGTGGAGCTTTAGCGTTAGGAATAATAGGCGGTCCACTAGCTACAGTAGCTGTAGGTATCACTCAAATGACAGGTATACTTGCTGAAATAGCCGAAAACACTAGTGAAGAAGTTGCAGGGTTTTCGCCAGAACTAGTGCTAGCTAAAGTAGAACAAACTTTGAATAGATTGTCTGTGAATATGTCTTTAGCTAACCAGTACGGAAAAGATTTAGCTAACTACCAAAAATCTTCAAGTGCAATGAGCAATCAACTATACCAATTAGGTGTAGATATATGGGGAGTAATAGACGGTCTAGCTATTTTCCTCATAGACATTTTGACATTCGTAGTAGCCATGATAAGAATGTCGGTATTGCTATTATCTTCTATTTGGAGTCTACTAGAAATAATCTTATGGCCTTTATATGCTTTAGTTAAACAATTAGTTCTAGGTTCTCAAATGCTTATGAACTTACTAACTGGTTGGAGTAAAGGTAGTGGAGTAAAGAACTACACTGAAGATTTTATGTCAAACGATCCAAGAAACAAAAACAACCCATAATACTAAAGGTACTAATTATGCCAGATCAACCAACAATTACTTGCAAGTACGAAGCTGTAAAGTATGGAAACCTAACGTTCAACAGTTTCAACAAAGTAACATTGAACCACCAGAACGTCTATACAGAAGATAACATGTTTGTAAAACATGTTAGGTGTACTCTCGAAGTAGACTTCATTATTACAAACGAAACAATCCAGTACACAGAAAATGTATTCAACAACACACTTACAAGAGGTATCGATCTAGAAGTAGACTATATCCGTGAACAGTTACTCTCACCTAACAAAGAACTTATCTTGTACTATCATGGTGCAGGAACCAAGTTAAATATTGCTGGTCGTGCTATAAACAACACAGTTACATCTATTACAGGAATAAATCAAGGACAATCTAAAAATCCTTTAGCAGTAGTTTTCAATACTTTTGAAGGACCTTATCCTGAAGTACTAACTTGGGAACCGTTAGGAGCTAACAACGCAGCTAGATGTAAATGGCGGTGCGTATTTAACATTCCTGTAGGACCTGTAAAAGTACCTCTAACATCAAACCTAGAAGATACTAACGTACAAACTGGATACCTAGGAGGTGATTACATAGGCTCAAGAGAAATTAGAGATTACGCTAGAACTTATGCTGGACATAAGTCAATGGCTGAGTTAGTTGATAACTACTTAAAGACATTGTTTTCACCTGGGATACCTGAAATAAATGCTATTCAAGAAACGTACTCAGCGTCTTTTTTAGTCTCACACACTGAAGAACAAGAATGCGAAATAGACGAAGACGGTACAGCAGTAGTTACGCTTACAGGAAACCTAGAGTTTTCTGGTAGCGGTTCTATGTTCAATAAGCTTAAAGAATCTCCAACAGCTATTCCAAGACTACTCCAATTTCTAAACCATTATTTTGAACCTTTGCATCCAACAGGATTTACTCGTACTCAAAAATACAAATACAAAAAGACTAGACGAGAAATTGAGTACACCATAGTTGATCGTGAAATAAAAAGCGATAACCCAATACTTCCAAACATTGTAAAGGCATCTGTAAGCCATACTGTAAACTCTAATCTACTTGGAAGCGATCCATTTGAAGGTATGGGTTTCACTACTTGGAACAATACTTTTGAAGGGGACATAACAGTACGTCCTGGTGTATGGAAAGGTTGGGCATGGATCGCTATGATGTGCATTGTACGACAACGTATGCAACGTACTCAAGCATTCCAAGGCGAAGACTTTGCTTCTTTGAAAGATTCTATAAGTGGAATAGTCACTGATGTTTTAGGTAACGGAGATGCTCAAGTAAAACCTAGGCACTTACTGCATAAGATATCTATTAAAGAAGACATATACACACGTGAAGTAAACTTTAGTTTAAGCTACATGACCATTCACAACTTGAACTCTTTATTTTTGTATACCGGTCTTTTCTTCCCAGTACATATTGCATGGAACGAAACTAACAGAACTAACATAGGAGATGTTCCTAAAGGTGATGCTCTATACCAAACTTTAGACTACAACCAGCAATGGGGTATATCTAGAGAGTTTATGGCAAACACTCAAAACGTGTTTGGGTACAGAGGTCCATTACTACCAGGATACGACATACTATTCAATCCTTATGACGGAGAAGATCCTAACCGTTTTAAAAACTCTCTAGCACTTAATAACCCAGAACGTAGAATAGTAAGCCCAGACTCTACTGTAAACTTTGTGCAAGATTCAGCAAACGTACATACTTTTGCAGAACGTAGAAGAAATGCTCATTACTCAACTTATGACGGGCTATCTTTTCCTAATCCAAACAACTTAGAAACTTTTGGCGGACCATCCCCTGTAAAAGAAGCTGTTGGAAACGGTAATCGTAACAATACACCAGCTAATCAATACAAGTCTCACAATCCATCACAAGATACCTCTTACCTTAAAGACATAGATCCAAAAGATACATGGTTATCTTACGATACAAAGTTCATAATACATCGTGAAGAAAACTCCGTCATGTTTCCATCAATCCAACCTCAGCTAGCAAGTACACGCCAAAACACAGAGATACCTTACAGTACTCAGAAAGACTGGAAAGGGTACTCTATAAATGGTGCTACTAATCCAGAAGCAACGCTTTCAGGCTATGAATACAGCGGTATCCAAGCGTTTGGACAACCTGTTACGTACATCCAATTTACCGGTAGAGCTATGCGAGCAGGATATAGCATTCCTTGCCCAGTTCTGGTAGGATGTAAAAATCCTGAAGGCAGTACTATCGTTCCTGCTTTCCGGGTAGGACGCTCCCAATTCACTTGTTACCAAGCAAACAAATCATCAGATATGCCGATCTTCCAAGCATCTTGGAATGTCATGTACGCATTGAAAGGTGATCCGTCTTGTCAAAGCATTGGATTCGAAGCTAACCGTTCCAATAGATTTGCTTAACTTTTATTCCTCCTTTCCAGAAAGAACTAACATGGCCACCTTCCAACTTCCAACACCAGAAGAATGTGAACTCGAAATTACCGATCCTAAAGACGGTAAGGTAATCTGTACCGTAGACTGTCTAGACGTTGTAAGACTGCGGGAACAAGCTATCCAAGACGCTGACAAACTAGGTATGGATGACTTCTGGGAAATCATGCTTGATAAGTTTGAAGCTAAATACGGTCTTGGTATCACTCATAAAGCAATTTTATTAGCTTTGTATTCAGAAGCTAATGATATGCTCATGGAAATTAAAAAAAAATCATCCCCATTGCTGAGGCAGTTAGATTCTATGGCCTCCCAAACGGATGGGGAGTCCGAGAGCTAAGCCTTTTATCTCTAGCTATACCAGTAGTACAGGCTAGAGAAAAACTAGAAAGTCTATACAGTTATAACGCAAGCAACATTGGTCAATTACACTTCCAAGCATTTGGCGACGAAGAGTTAGCTAATAAGTTGCAAAATAATTGGTTAATGCAAGACAGTGAAGAACAAAGTAGGAGATTGAAATAGTGACTCATACCAAACCAGTATCTTCTGTAGAAGAAATGCTTACTAGTTATGCTAGTAGTCCTATACATACGCTTGCCAATACTTCACCGTTACCGCTGTACGATCCTCAGTACGGTCATAACATTCCAATGTTTAATAGAACGACCATTCCCGTAATGATGCGGGATGGTCGTATTCGATTCGGTCTTCAAATGCTAAAAGGACCGATCCAGTACAACACAGTTTTTATGTCAGCAGAAAAAAGTAAAAGTCCAGCACTTATTGACTTGCTAAAAGCTAATGGTGCAAACTTTATGTATAAAGTAACTGCTACTGATCCTAGAATTGAAGAGTTCGTACTTCAAACTCTAAAACGTTTTTGGACTCTAGGATTAGACGAAGCATTGACTGCTATTGAATGGGGATTCTCCTGCAATCAAGTAGTGTACAAAAAAGATGAAGATGGAATGGTCCAGTATGACTACTTAAAGAACTACAACACTGAATCGGTAAATCCACTTTTTCTTGATAGCCAACTTGTAGGATCTAGAATAAAAGGCGTTCCCAACTACCCTAATGGAGTAGACCTACTATTTCCTAAAGTGCTATGGCATATTCATAATCGTAAACACAATTCTGTATTTGGACAATCTCGACTAGAATGGTGTTCTATTCCTTGGCACGAATCTTACGTATGCTATGGAGCACGTGACATTAGACGTACTTGGTTCATCAAGAATGCATTTGATGGTGGAGAAATGCGATACCCCATCGGTAAAACCAAAGTTGGAGAGCAAGAGATAGACAACCTAACCTTAGCAGTACAAATGATGTCTAACATGCGTACTGGTGGTTACAGAGTATTTCCAGACGATATCAACGCTGCATCAGGCCAACAAAAATGGGGATACACTCCACCAGCAGCAAACATTACTCCAAACGGACTTATGGAGTACCCACGAGAACTACGTTACGAAATTCTAGAAGCACTAGGCATTCCACCTGAAGTTGCTGAATCTCAAGGTGATAACACTATGGGTTCTGCAACTGGTCGTAAAGTCCCTATGATGCTTTACTACAGTACCCTAGCTCACTTATCAGACCAAGTTATCTATGACTTTACTATGCAAGTACTCAACTATCTAGTACTTGTAAATTTCAAAACTAAAAGATACAAAGTAGAACGTGTATCCTTAGAAGATGCAGAAATATCTTCTGAAATAAACAGTATTCGAAAAGGTGGTACTCAAGATTTAGTTAGTCAAACTGAAGAAAACACAGGATTGACAATCTAATAAATTCCACATTGCACAGAGGTATATCGTGTTCAAGATAGCTATAACCGATACAAGATCAGGCCAAGCAACTAAATTCATCCAAGTTAAAGACCATAGCTATTTAGCTAACCATTTAGAAAATATTGGAATAGCTCTTGAAGAAATAAACTTCTTTACTTGGCAAGCATTTCCAAATCGTAGCTACGGTAAATTTCTAGTATCCGAGTTAGAATGGATTCAAATTATTGGAACGCCTAATTCAGATAATCGCAAAGCTAAACTTGTAATAGAAGACGCTGATAATAGTAAAGAATTTACTAACTTAGATATAGTTAGTACTGCTGCTATTATGTCACCAATCTACCCAACTGGAATTACAGGACAAGACGGTTCTAGAATACTTGTTCTTGAAGTAGAGCATACAGCAAGTAAGTATCACAAGCACAATCGAGTATACAAGCAGTACCAAACATACACTGATATAGCAAGCGAGTTCAAAAATGAAAATCCACAGCTACGTATACCTCAAGTATTCAATCAGCACGTAATTTCAGATGTTCCATTGATCGAGTACTTAGCCTACATAGCAGCCTCCAATTTCTTTACCGTATTCCTCCCTCCAGGAGAATCGTTGCCTAAGCTTACTGACTCTAAGTTTACATTTCCAAGTACTGTTCAACTACTCTATAATAAGTCATTTAGCTTAGCTAAAGCTTTAAAGTACAAAGTAGTACTTAAAGATGATAGAGATTGTGAAGCAATGAATACTGCTACTAGTTTAGGTGCGTGTTCAACAAAGTATTACGAATCTTCATTTAAAGAAATAACTTTATCAGACAATATCTACAAGTCTTCAATCAATGCAAATAGCGAAATTCAAAATATCGAAGTAGTAATTCCGTACGCACTTGTAAATCATATATCTGAAGATATAACGTCTGGAAACGGAGATGTAGAAGTAAATGCGTTTGCAACTGATATCGAACCTAACGCTAGAACTAGGCTTCTACGAGTAATAGATGTTACGTATCAAGGTTTAGTTCCTGGAAGTATAACGAATGATATTCAATCAATTACTTATTACTTCCAAAATAAAGAGTACGGACTTAGAACTAGACTAAAATCCATACCTTGGGAAATGCCTAGTTCTCAATCATGGATACGTAATCCTGTTGCAACAGATTCAGTATACAAAGGTTATTTACTAACAAGTATGACTATTGGAAGTGGCGGTGAGTTAGGCAATAAAGCTACAGCTATAATTTTGAACATGCAAGGAAAGATGATAGAACTAGAAAAAGAAGTATTTGATAGTACTGGGATATTTGCAGGATTAAAAGCTGGAATGACGGTTCTACTTTCTAGAGATAAATCAAACTGTAGGTTTCACGTAATTCAATCAGAGTGCATACCTGATACTGTATCTACTCAATTAGGTCGTTGCAACTTTTCGTTTCAAATTGAAAATGGCCCTGACACAAATCATTGCTTACAAACTATTCAAGTAACCTGTCAAAAGCTAGGCGGTACTTGGACTTCTGGCGGAACTTGCTAAAACAATATTTTTGAAAGTTAATAACTATGGGTTGGTATCCTTGCGAGTGCTGCGGTTCTTGCTGTAAAGACTCGAAAATAAATTGTGATTGTTTGTGTGTTGGTAAAAATCCTTGTGCTACTACACTAACAATAAATGGTAATCATCCAGCAATTCTTAAATTTCCAATCAGTTATGCAAGAAATCCAAACGATAATTTTGGTGGAACAGACTTTTGTGGAATAGCGGGTTGTTCTGCTGTAGATAGAAGTACGTCTACAGGGCATACTTTTACTAAAGAATGGACAGAACAAGAACGATTATGGGATTCTATAAAAGCTAACTGTTATTTTTGCTGTCCTGAATTTGTAGATGATTTTGGAACTGAAGTTCCTTACTTACAAAGTAAAATAGAAGGTAATGGAATACGAGTAGCTTCAAGATGCTACAAAGCTATGATACGATACATGAATCTTGAAGTAGCAATTAAACAAGGAAGGCGAACTATTAACGGAGAAAGTGTTTGTGGAGTAGATGTACTAGCTAAATTAACTTTTAAAAGATATTTTGAATACGCAGAAAATGTATGCGAATACAGGTACGCAAAAATTACACCTTTTGAAGTTCCTTGCATAACAGTCTTTCCTACACCGGATCTTACTCCAAAAGAAAGAGCTTGCTCTTTTTGTCTTCCTGGTGGGAACTCCTTTACTCCTAATACAGACTATTCTACGCAACCATTTCCAACAGTACCTAATTGTCCTACCCCTAGTTGGGGAGATAACAACCCTGATAGCGGTATAAACAGTAATATACCAGATAACATATACTGCATATGGAGAGCTAAATTTGTACCAAATATATCAAGTGTATCATGCAAACAAGAACCGTTTATAACATCTTTAGGTCCACAAGACAATTTATTAGCAACTTCTAGTTGTTGTGGTAACTCAAGAAATGCTCCTTCAGATGTCTACTACTCCTATCAACAATTAAGTAACTTTGATTGTGGATCATTCACAAACTGTAGAGGTACTTTTAATAAAGGTTTTGAATACGGTAATTGGATAGGTGTTAGCTCTGGTTCCGGTTATCCAGGTTTTGGAGATTTAACAGGTTCTAGACTAAACTGTACCAATCAAGATAATAATAATGCACCGCTAATACCTAGATGCTCTAATTGTGAAATAACTTTTCGCAATAGAGGCGATAATATTATTCGACCTGTACCTAACAATACACTACTATTTGGAGAGGCAAACGATCAATGGTCCCTGAACATCCTTTGTTCAAATTAGTGTACGTAGAAGCTACTTCTAATTATACTCCACCTGAAATACCTTTAACACTTTACGTAGATCCTAATATAGCAAAAGGCAGAGCGTCTTGGGAATTAAAACACAAGTACTTAGGATGCGATCCTAATTGGCATGAACTTTGGGAGCTAACTATTCCGAACAATGGTTGCTCTTGTACTATTGACTACCTTCAACTAAAAAAAGAAAATCCTCCTGATTTTTCTTCTCCAGAAAAATATTTTTTGTGGGGACATAAAATACACAACTTAATAAATGTAAAGTTAAATAAGCCTTTAGTCACTATAGAAGAAGCAATACACTTATGGAATAGAACTGACATTATTTTATCGACCGATCAATTACAATTACATCCTTACTAAAATCAACAGTACTTTATGAATACTCCAAAGCCTCAACTTGGTGACATACTCCTAGGTATTATCAATAAGCATATTGCCGTAACAAGCCAAGGTAGTCTTTGCTGTAACTTAGTAACTGTTTTGAACGCTTGGGGACCGTACTTAGCCAAACGGCACGTATCCAGTATCATTCAAATAATGAAAATGCAACCAGAGTACAAACCGTTCGAACAAAGAAACATCGATAGGTTACTGTTTCTATTTGTCAAAAAAGCTATTAGAAAATCCCTACTTGACACTAGAAGCACAATCAGCTAAACTTTACTTACTACTGCCGGATCTATCACTACCTCCTAAAAAGGAACAGAACAATGCGAGCGAAAAAATGCAATGATCGACAGATGATTTCAAAAAACATTCGAAAGGAAATGAAAGCAGGTAAGCCACAGAAACAAGCGATAGCAATTTCTATGAGCAAAGCAGGAATGTCTAAAGGAAGTTCAAAAGCAAAGAAAGGCAAGTCTCGATGAAAAAATCTAGATGTTGGAAAGGTTACGAACCCGTAAAAGGTAAAGCACCTTATAGCGATAATAGTTGCAAAAAGTCTTCGTCCAAACAATCAAAGAAAGTTAGCAAATCATCATGGCAAAAAAATCAGAAGCTTGGCAGCGTAAAGAAGGGAAGAATGCAAAGGGAGGATTAAACGAAAAAGGTAGGCGTTCTTATGAACGTGCTAATCCTGGATCTAATTTAAAACCTCCAGTCAAAAAAGCAGAAGCTAAAAAATCTAGTAAAAGTGCAGCTAGACGAAAATCGTTTTGCTCTAGAATGTCTGGTATGAAGAAAAAACTAACTTCATCTAAGACCGCAAATGACCCAAATAGTAGAATCAATAAATCTCTACGTGCTTGGGATTGCTAATTACCTCCATCCCTCCAATCTCTTTCAATCATGACAGCATATACCGGAAGAACAAACGCAGCAATCATTGTAAATGTACTCATTAAAGAAATTCTACCTTGGTACAGAATAGAATTTATTGATATGAGCCAATCTACAACGGTTCTTAAAATTTCAGAAGTACTTATGCGATGCCGGTTAAACAAAGCAAATGTACCTTACTTAGTACTTACAGAAAAAAATCTTAAAATAGACCACGTTAATCTGGTAGAACATTTGAATGGTGTACTGTCAGGTAAGGTACGCGATGACGCAGGAAACCTAGTAGCTAATGGAGAATCGTAGTAATGGATAGACAACAAGCTATTCACATGATGTCCGAAGCAATTGATCCAGATATGCCGATTTTAAATCGTAGACTACCTAGACCAAAACATGGTACAGGTGGTAGAGTAACAAATCTCACTCAAAGCGTATGGTTCGATGCTTTATTTGAACTCAATGAAAAAAATGCGATCCTAGGCAGATTCGATAAAGTACTGCCTGATTCAATAATCTTAGCTAACTGGGCTAAAGAGTACGAGGGTAAAGGCTTCAATACTTTAACTGGAAGACCTATAGGTGGTGCTATAACTTCTGGAAAAGTCAGTATTGGAATGTACCGTAACAAGCATAGAGTAGCTAGACTTTACAACACCCAAGTAAAGCCTGTTCTAATATCGCTTAAATACTGTGCTCAAAAGTATCCTTGTAAAGAAAAAACTAAAGCAGTTATTCCATTGTCTCTAGACGAAATTAGAGAACTCTGCATGACTTGTAAAATTGCAGATCCTAGATTCTTCAATCCAAAAGAAATAGCAGATATCAAAGCTTACGCAGACAAAACTAATGACCGTAACAATTGGGGCATACCGTCTAAGTCTCAATGGGATGAACTTAATGACGCAGTTCCAGGTGGCATTTTTGGAAGGTACAAAATCTACAATGAAGTCTACGACCCGGCATCCTACTCGCCCCTCACTTGGTAAACCATCCTGCAATACTAAAGCATTAGAAGTAATCAACTCTATAGTAGCTACTTGTTCTAAATGTAGTTTTTCTCAAAACCATAAACCTTTAGACATACTTCCAAGCTTAGACAGTATTTTCTATTTATTTGTTGGGGACTATCCTACAATGATAGAAGATATCGTTATCAAACCCTTAGCTGATAAAGAAGGAAGAGTACTGCGGGACATCATTTCTTCTTACCTCCCTCCAGAAAAGTATTTAGTGGTTAATTCCGTCATTTGTACTCCTTACAATGGAAAGCTTGACGTAGTTACTCCCACACTTGAACAACAACTAACTTGTAGTTGTAACTTATTGGACTACATAAAAACTCTTAAACCTACAACAATTTTTAGCTTAGGTAAACTACCAGCTAAACTTCTAAAAAAATTAGCTATCCCATTTGTTGAACTTCCCAGTCAAGATGCAGTTTTTGCTAGTGACTTACAAAAACAAAGGTTCAGGCTGCTTCTTACAAAGAATCTAGAATTGCAAGGAAATTACTAATGAAACGAAAACCGACATGGGACTTGTATAGAGATGGCATCTCATACTCTCTTCTATGCAAGTTTAGAAATTGTAGAGAACGATTCCGTATTTCTACTGTAGAAGGACTTCGCCCAAGTGAACGTAGAGAAGCTATGGAGTTTGGTACTATTTTCCATAAAGCTTTAGAGTTCACAGCACAAGGAAAAACTACTTCTCAAGTAATAACTAATTTATTAAAATTTTACAAAAATAGTTCAATAGATCCTGTACTTGTTAAACAAGCTTGTATTCTTGTACCTCATTATAATAGGTACTACATAAATGAAAAGTACAAGTACGTAGCACAAGAAGAAGTGTTTGACGTTCCTTACAAGTCTACTACTACTGGAAAAATTATCCGTATACGTGGTAGACGCGATGAAATGTTTTTACGTAATGGTGCTCTATGGCTTCAAGAGAACAAAACAAAAACTCGTATAGACGAAGACAAGATCATCCAAACTTTGCCATACGATCTACAAACTATGATTTATACATGGTCTATGACTCATGACTACAAAGGTAAAAAGATTGGTGGAGTTCTTTACAATGTAATACGTAGACCAGGACTACAGCAAAGAGCTAAAGAATCAGATAATGAATTCTTGCAACGTATAAATGACGAAGTAGCTAAAGATGTAGATATTTCATTACAAAATAATCAAATGTCTCACTACTTTAAACGTTATGAAGTTGAACTATCATCGACCGATATATCAAACTTCTATAACCGTATACTAGTACCTCTACTAGAGAACGTAGTTATCTGGTGGGAGTCTATCAAACTAAACCCGTTCGAACCCTGGATGGACGAGCAGGGCAATCCAAATCCTCACCACTACCAAAATCCGTTCGGAATTTACGATCCAATGACTATCGGCGTAGGCGACTACTTCGACTACGTAACCAGCGGATCAGAAATGGGGTTAGAAAGAATAACAACATGCTTCCCAGAACTCCAAGGAGAACAAGGAACCGCAAAAAAGATAGCTAAAAAATAGTTGAAAAAATTTTATCTAACCCGTTGACATTCAACTATCGCTGACATAGACTTCTACTCCCTGACCGAAACAACGAACGAAGGAGTAAAAGTCATGGTTGCAAAAGTAAGGCGAGTCAATCCGACCGCAAGTAAAGTTGTTACAAAGTCATCTGTAAAAGAATGGAGAATCCCAGGTCCAGAAGAGTTCAACAAACCATCGGACGATTTCTTCGATTACTATACACTTATTCACGGTACAGCAGGCGTAGGTAAATCATCACTTATCGCCTCTATACCTGGATCAGTAATTTTTCAGTTTGAACCGGCACGACGCAACATTCGTGCAAGACAAATTGATTTTAAGATTTCAACTATTCCAGAAATGGAACGTGGATCTGAAAACCCTTGGAGTAAGTTTGTCAATCTTCTAGAGCAAGCAGAAGAAGACAAAACAATCAAAGTTATAGGAATAGACAACATCGCAGAATGTTACAAAGCTTGCGAAAACAATTGGTGCTTAGATAACCAAATGGAAAACGTACCGAAAAACGATTACGGTGCTTCGCGTGGGCAAATCAATAAAGAGTTTGAACGAGTATTGAATGGACTTAAATTCGATTCTCGACTAGGAGTAATTTTTACGTCACACACAAAAGAGAGAGAAGGTGAATTAAATACGGGTACAACAGAATCGATGTACAGTCCATCATGCCCTTCAGCAGTTTTTGAATGGTTAAAAAAAGCAATGGACTTTGCATTCTTCCTTGGATACCATGACAAGAAGCGTGCCATTCATTGTAGATGGGACACCATTTGGACTAAATGCGGAATTGCTAATCGATTCTGCAACATCAAAAATAAACAACTCAATGCATTCTTTTTACCACAAGACCCAACTAAAGGCTATCAAACAATTGAGCTAGCTTGGGATAACAAAATCAAGACAGGAATTGTTCTTGATTCTGAAGAATAGTTAAATCACAGTCCGTTTCGTTTAATAAATTCTGCATTGCATAAAGGTACTACTACTATGGCTACAGCTAAGAAACCTTCCACTGGCAAACCGGCACAAGGCAACGATACATCGGATCAATTCTTCAAAGCACTCAAAGCCAAAGGATCAATCCTAAAGAAAGCTGGTGCTGAAAAGGCTCCTAACTCTTACACTACAACTGAAGAAATTATCGAAGCCTTCAAGCTAAGGATTGGAGGTAAAACTACAACAACTGCTAAGTGTACAGCAGCTCGTTGCGGTGTTGACAAGAACGGAAATCCTTACGTTAGTTTCAACTTCGTATGCACTGGCTCTGTAGGTGCTGGTCAGACTCCAGGCAAGTACATCTCTTTGGTAGAACAAGGAAAGCGTACTGAGGAACAAGCCTACAAAGACTTAGCATTCACGCTTCAGCGTATGGGATACGAGACTGACGATCTTGGTTCTGATGCTCTGAAGAGTATCTTGGATCAGATCAAAGAAGATCGCCCAAGCGTATCTATTACAATTTCTCGGTACGGTGAAAGCGGTATCGATACCCAAGTCAACCGAGTAATCGACGAAGAAGACTCTGAATCTGAAGATGAAGAAGACGATTCAGACTCCGACGAAGAAGAAGAGGAATCGGAAGACGAAGCTGCTGAAGAAAGCGAAGACGAAGAAGAGGAAGAGGAAAACGATCTTTTAGAAAATCCTGCTGACTGGGTTGGTAATAAAGCCAAAGTTAAGACAGCTAAGATGCCAAAAGCAGCAACAGTTACTCTACTATCTTACGACTCTAAGAAAGGCACTTTCAAAGCTAAGAACGCTAAGGGAGAATCTTTCACAGTCAAGGTTGACGAAGTACTTGAAGCTTAGTATACTACCCTATCTAGGTACCAACTAGTTGACGTACTGTAAAAGTCTGATACCGTTCCAGCTTCTTGTCAAACACTCCTATTCGGACCCAGTGTTTAACAAGAAAGTCCGAATAGGAATGACTTATCCAACCGCATCAGAATTACTCCCTGGTGCGGTTGGTTTTTTTATCTACTGACTGAGTAACTATCCCATAACTGGGTACAACAATGATAAACGAATTTCTAGCAATTGACACTGAAGCAACTGGACTTTTTGGTAATCATGGTTGTAGAGTATTTGCAATTTCTACATGCGATCAAGACGGTACTACCAACTACTTCGAAGCACCAGTAGATCCACTAACACGCAATCCAAAGTGGTCTAGCAGAACACTAACTAGCTTCTGCGACCTACTCTACTCATTCAATACCCACGTATACCATAACATGAATTTTGACTTATTCATGTTATCTCTTCTACCTTCCAGAAAGTTAGAAGCGTTACCACAATTCTACACGCAAGGCAACTTTAGATACTACGATACTCTTATTAGAGCACACGTAATTGACTCAAGCCAACCATTAGGACTCAAAGACCAAGCATTACTTAATTGTGACATGCTTGATGACGATGAAAAAGAATTAGATGACTGTGTAAAGTCACTTCGTAGAAAATCTGAACTAAAAGATATGGGTTGGCAATTAGCAACAGAAGGACACCCTCATTTAGCTGGACAAAAAGATAAATTTCATAAATGCGACTTTTGGTTGCCAAAAGCATACGGAGAGCATTACTCGTTTCCTAAAGATCACTTCTACAATACTGTATGTCGTACTTATGCAATAAAAGATGCGATACGTACAGCAGCACTCTTCATACGTCAACAAGTAACTTTTGAAGACAGTAACCATTTAGAGCGTCCATTTGCAATTCAACAAAATCTTCTGATGCCTATTTACAGAATGGCTAGGAATGGTCTAACCGTACATAGAACTAATTTCAACAAGTTAATAATTAACGCATCTAAAGATAGACAAAACGCTTTAGATAGTATGCATCAAATACTAAACAATGAAGACTTTAACCCTAACAGTGGTCCTCAACTCAAGTCAACTTTGTATGACTACTTTAACTTCAAACCAGAAAAATTAACAAAAAACGGTAATGCATCAACTGATAAGCAAGTCTTGCCAGCATTGAAACTTCAAAAGAATTCTAAGATAGCTATAAAATTCTTAGATGCTTTACTAGACTATCGTGCAGTCAATTCAGCAGTATCTTATCTAAACTCTTACAAACGCTTCCACTTAGATTGGAAGCTATATCCGTCCACCAAACAATGCGGTACATCAACTACTCGTATGGCTATGTCTGACCCTAACGGACAAAACATTAGTAAAGGTAAAGAAGCATTTGACGAGAACGGTAATCCTATAGTCGTTTACTCAATTCGTAAAGCTTTCGGACCTTTACGAAACCAACTATGGGCATCTATTGACTACGATCAGTTACAGCTTAGAATATTTGCTTATTGGTCAAAAGACCCTAAACTAATTAAGGCATTTGAAGATGGTTTTGATTTTCATAACTACATGGCTATGCAAATCTTTGAAACTAATGAACCAACTAAGCTACAACGGAGAATTGCAAAAAATGTCAACTTCGGATACATCTTCGGGGCAGGAGAACGAAAGATCGACGCGACATGCGGAATGCCGGGAATCTTTCGAAGAGTACAAGCACTATTTCCTTGTGTTACGGAATCGATCAATAGAACCGTGTCCTTTGTTAAACGTAACGGATACGTCGAAACGGCTTCAGGCTACCGATTGCGTGTCCCACGTAACAAAGCCTACGCAGGAGTAAACTACATAGTGCAAGGAACTGAAGGTGACATAGTTAAACATGCACTAACTAACTGCGATAGTTACATACTCAACAATTTCTTACTTGAAAAAGTAGGAAAAACAACTCGTTATGTAGAAGACACCACCCTAAGTAAATGTAAGTTAATACTTCAAGTACATGATGAATTACTTTTCTCTCTCCAGAAAAGTTTAGGGCGGAAAAAGATTGTTACAACTTTAAATGCATTATCGTCCATAATGGAGAATGCAGGTAAAGAGTTTGGCGTACCTTGTATTTGTAAACCTGAAATCATTGAAGACAATTGGGCAGAAGCAAAGAAACTAAATGAATGGACAACTTCAGCATGACAAAAGAGCATTCGCTAGATTACTACAGATTAGTATTTACTAATTTCAGTATCATACTACGAGTATTTCATCGAGATTTAAACTTTGGGCATACGTCTATTTTTGTAGAACGTACTAAACTAAACATTAGATGGACGATACGAAAAAAAGGGCACAAAAAATTTATACACGACATTCCAATTACATTCGATTCTTTAATTGAATTTAAAGATTCTTCAAACATTTACGATGTAGCTGAAGCATTAGTAGCTGAAGCATTACGCATGGTCCCTAAAGAACTCATAATCATCACAACAAACAAATGCTAAGTACTCAAGATCCAATTGCTTTCTACAAATTCTTCGCAATCACTCCAACCAAAGAAGTCAAAGATAACTATGTCGCTACCTGTCCCTTCATGGATTGCCAAAAGCCAAGTCACTTTTACTTTAACAAGCAATCAGGACTCTTCAACTGTAAAAAGTGTGGAAGAACAGGAAACTATTATTCGTTTATTAGTTTCTTTCACCAAAATCTCAAAACTGTCACTACTTCAGAAGATTATAAATTTCTTGAGACTGAAAGAGGTATACCCAGTGATATTTTCGAGCTTGCAAATTGGTATCGTAATCCAACCACTGGACGTTGGTATGTTCCATATTATGGCGGAACTGGACTCGTCAATCTTGGAGCATTCGATCCTGGAAGCTTTAACCCAAAAAATAGGTTTCGAATATTTAAGTCACCAGGAATGGACTTGCAGTTATTCAACGTATTCAATACAAAACGTTTCGAAGAAGAAGTTATTGTCACTGAAGGAGAATGGGACGCTCTTGCATTCTACGCAGCTTTCAGAGCTTTACGGAAAGATGCACCTACTATTTTGGGATTACCAGGAGCTACCTCTTGGAAACAAGACTGGAATACTCGATTCAAAGGTAAGTCCTTGACTTTCTTCTTCGACAAAGACCAAGGTGGAGAACAAGGTATAGAAGTACTCCGTAAACGATCTACTGGACTTAGGTATAGTATAGCTAATTGGGAATCTCCAGCACTAGCTAAACTAAAACTGTCTAAGGCAAAGACTGCTGACTTGAAAGATGTTAGAGACATTTGGACTAAAGCTAAAACTAAATCAGAAGTACTTACAGCACTTTTTGATATGGCAGCTACAACCAAAGAAGATAGTAGCGAAGATACTGTTGTCGAAGAAGGAGATGAAGTTCGTAAATCATTTAGTGTTGATATAGACTCGATAACTAAGATTACGTCACACTCTACATTCCAAAAGAATATTAAAGAAAGCTTGTACACAAGCAAGTCCATTCTTCAAACAATCGATGCAATGTTAGCAGTATGCTTATCAGTTAAGATGCCTGGGGAACCTTTATGGTTATTCGTAGTAGGTCCAGCTTCTTGCGGTAAGTCTACTGTAATCGAAGCATTCGGAGGACATAACAAGTACTTCGATTACACTTCCAAACTTACAGCTACATCATTAGTATCTGGTTGGCGTAATCCAGATGGATCAGACGCATCATCTTTACACAAGATGAATCAACGAACCATGTTCGTCAAAGATATGACTGTTCTACTAGGTATGCCTGACGGAGTACAGCAACAACTATGGGACCTGTTACGAGATGCCTATGACGGATACATTAAGGTACAGTGGGGTAATGGTAAGACCTTTGAAGCTACCGACTTCAAATTCAATATCATTGCCGGTGTAACTCCAATTATCTACAAACACAATGACGCTTCCAAAGGTGAACGATTTTTACGTATCGATTTCCTTGGGACAGAATTCGACGAAGATGAACATATGGACTTAGCATGGGACGGTGCAGCCACCAAGAAAGAAAATAAAACCAAGTTACAGCACACAATGCTAGGGTACTATAAACATGTACTCGAAACATTTGATCCAGAGAATACTGCTGAAGTCCCTCAGCCTATTCGAGACAAAGTTAAAGCACTAGCTAAACTTACAGCACGCCTACAGACACAGGTTGAAAAAGATCGTAACGAAGGTATGATCTATCGTCCTAGGTCAGCAGTAGCTACCCGTCTTCAACTACAATTTAAAAACCTTATACTATCTCTAGCTCACGTTAGAGGCGAAAAAGTAGTAAGCGAAGCTACCTACGACATAGTTCGTAAGGTAGGTTTCGATTCCTGTCCAGGACTAAACTTTGAAGTAATTGACTACATTCGTAAGCATGGATCAGCTACTAGGAAATCTTTGATTAGCGGTCTAAAGATTCCAAGTACTAGAATTCATCAAATTGTTACAGACCTTGAACAGCTTGGAATCCTAGTTCAAGATAAAGAATCAAACGACTCTGGTAATCGTGGCCGAGACGTTTATACTTACAACTTATCCGATGAACTCTTACTATGTTTGGAAACAGCACGTGTTAAGACTAATAACAAAACTGGAACGAGTAGAAGACCCACAACTAGGGATAACAGTAAGCGATCTACAAATAAAAGAAAGCAAACTCCTAAGTGAAGGAACTAGAATAGGTATTGATGGTCAAATTGAAAAGCTTTTAAGTATTGCATCAAACAACAATCAACTCATTCAAGAACCCTATCAAACCAAAGAGCAATCTTTGGAACAACTAGTCGAAGAAATTTCAAAACTTAGCAATACCGACAAATATTACACCTTTTCAATCAACAAAGTTACAGACTCTTCTGGTACTATAAAAGTACTAGTAGAAATCAAACCCGTAACTACGTAACTAAAACTTGCAACATGCAAACACTAATCGATAAGTATAAAAGTCAGTACCCTTGGTTGAAGTCTTTCACACACTTGAAGGGTACTGACTGTTACGTAGGCGAAGTAGATCCTACGTTTCTTCCACCTAACCCAAAGAACTGGCGTATCCATTCTCAGCGTCAACGATCTACGTACAAAGCATTCCATGAAAAGTATGGGTTCCTTGGGCTAGCACTCTTTAACGTAAAAACCAATAAACTATTAGATGGGCATATGAGGGTAGATGAAGCTATTAAAGCATCTAGTCCAAAGATACCTATTCTAGTAACTGACTTAGCTGAAGAAGCAGAGAACGAAGTACTAGCTACTCTAGACACTGTTGGACTACTAGCAATTACAAATAACGAAGCACTTCAAAGTCTTACTAAAAGCGTAGACAGTTCAATAACTAAAGTCAAAACAGAAAATGAACGCAAGCTAAAACAACTACGTAAGGATCTCTTAGACACGAACTTTGGAACAAAACCAATTCTAAAACAATCTAAGACTCGACTAAGACCTGTAGATAATTCTTCTTCTTCTTCTCCAGAAGAAAGTACGGAACAGCCTGAACCACCTGACCATTACGAATCAGCTTGGAAAGATGGAGCTGTACAAACATTCATCAATCCAAACGTACTCTATGATGGGCTTACTGATTTAGGTATTCCACAGCTATCTAAAGATAATTTAGCTACTCCAGACTTAGCACCTACTTGTACTTACCCAGAAGAACCATTAGATAAAGCATACCATTGTTACAGTCAATCTTTCTCAGGAGAGTACAATCCAGGCTGCATAGGTTTCTATACTGAAGACCATAAGTTTGAATGTACTTATAATCAACCTAATGACTTCATTGACTGGGCACTAGACGTAAATCCTACAACAATTATAGGTCCCGACTTTAGTTGCTATACCCATTGGCCTCTTGCAAAAAATATCTGGAATCTGTACAAAGCTAGATGGTGTACTAGACTATGGCAAGAAGCAGGATTGAAAGTAATTCCAAATGTACCTATCCTAGACGCAGCACCTTTCAAACTGTCTATCAAGTATTCATTAGAAACTCTACCAACCTATGCTACGCTAGCTATACAATGCCGAACACAGGAAGCTAGGTCAGCAGAAAGTGTAGTCCAATGGATCAATAAAATAATTGAAGTATGCAAGCCAGAATGCCTAGTATTATATGCTGGAGAAGAAAAGCAGAAGTACATGCTAGGCGACCTGAAGAAACGTAAAACCAGACTAATCTTTCTTCCTCAAATCATCACTGTAAAACGTAAACGTTACAAATAGGAGTTAGTTAATGGCTAAAAAATTCAATGCTAAGATACTGCTTACCACACCTGGAATTCCGAAAGTAAAAGATAAGAAGAAAAAAGGTAGAGGTGTAAAAGAGAAAGACAAAACAGAACAAGCAGTTGAAGAAACTAAATCAGCACGTGAACTAGCTGAAGCAAATGCTAAAAAACAAGGGGTATCCGTAGAAGAACAGAAACGAATCGCAGGCAAACCTAAAGCAACTAAACCTAAAGGTAAACCGGCATCTACCGGAGCCAAGATCAAGAAAGGCGGATCTAGCCGTTCGTTATTTGGAAAATCGAATAGAAAAAAATCTTCTAAAACTACTAAAAAAGTAGTTGCAAAAAAGAAACCTCGCAGCTATAGTACTAATGCACAAGCAGTTCGATCCCGCGAAAGACGAGCTAAACAAGATCAGGAAGCACAAGCACAAGCCTTGATTCGGGAAGGCATGGCACAGCGACCTATCAAACGTAGCCGTCCAAAGCGTAAATAACAACCATTTACGGAGCATATCCAATGGCCAAAAAACCGTTACAGTCAAAGCCTCTTAACAAAGCAGCAGCTATCCTAGGTAGTTCAGGTGGTAAGAAAGGTGGTCCAGCACGTGCTAAAGTACTCTCAGCACAAAGACGTTCAGAGATTGCAAGCAAAGGTGCTGTAGCTAGAAATACCAAATACGCTAAAAAAGATATTGCTGTAAACACTGGACGAGGCAAGTCCAACACCATGTACCAAGCTAAACGGAGAACCCCCTAGCTATGTCGATTTTAACTCGTCCATTCGGACACCCTAAAGCACGTAAGTTCCTCAAAGGAACAACAATCAAGTTCCAGTCCCTAGTAGTCAAAGGTGATACTCTTCAAGAGTCAGCAGAGCTATCCCTAGTAGCTGAAGCTCTTGAAGGTCGTGGTCCTTTGTCCAAGACTTTGAAGACTGAAGCTAAAGACTTGGTAGCCAAGTTTGAAAAAGCTAATCCAGAATTCAAGTTTTCAGCATTTAAGCGAAACAGGAACAAGGAATCGAAGCAAGTAGAAGAAGCTACGAAACCTGCCAAGACTGTTAAGACTGTTAAGGCTACTAAGAAACCTAGTAAGCCTAAGATTAAGACTGTTGAAACTGAAGCAGTTGCAAGTTAATCTAGTAGCATACTAATCCGAATTATGCTACTTTAACGAGGTCAGTACGATGGAACGGATACATCGTACTGAGAAGAGGGAGAGGCCCACTACAGAGTAACATCTGTAGTGGGTTTTTTCTTACCAAGTAATACCCCTATTCTAGTTATTACCAAGAAAGGTTATAACAATGTCTGATTTCGAAGCTGAATTGAACAAACAGTTTGAGATAGTAAAAGCTAATTCAACTGTATTTACTAGTATTTGGAAACTTGCTGAACTGTTCATGCAACAAGTACAAGAAGCTATGAAGAATTCTGACTTGTCCAAAGTCAGTAAGACAGAATTCCTAAAGCTAGTAGGAGATGCATACGACAAATACATACTTCCTCTAGACTTACCAGGACCCGATTCGATTCTCGATCCATTGCTTGAGTCTTTGATCCTTAGCCAAGCATCAAAACTCTACGACAAGTTTGTACCCAAACAAGCATAATTTTTTACTCCAGAAAACTTCCAGTAAGGAAACTCGTAATGAAGAATCGACTACTAGCTACAATTCTACTCGTCATCACAAGTCTTATCAGTTACGGACAAGATTGTAAAACCGGTACATGCAATCGAACTCCAGTTCGAACTGTAGTATCCGAAATTGTAGTTCAACCAACTGTACAAGTTGTTGAATTCTTTCAATCTGTTCAACCAGTTCGAAGTACTGTAGTTCAAGCTTCAGTTGCATCGGTAAAGACAGCTACTCAAGTAGCTCAAGGTACTATGCGACACGTAGGAGGTACTTTAGGTGGTGCTCGGTACGAAGGTGTAGGTTTCTCTACCTACTCTCCAGAAGATGCGTTGAATAGGTGCTGTTACTCAAATCGACCTAGACTAGAACAATCAGTACAGTATGGCTACAACCATAGACTACGTACTTACGGATGGTTCGCTACAATCTTGTGCGACTAATCCTTACTAAGTGACAACTACTTTAGTTGTAGAGTAGCGACGATAGGCCAGTGATTTAATTCATGGTGGGTTCGAATCCCACACTACTCTTTGGATCGGCATCGCGGCGAGAACCGCGACGAGTATCTATTTCGGGCCGAGCGTGATATGCGGCCAAGCAGGTGCAAATCCTGCCCGGTCCTTTTAAATACGAGTATAGCCCTTGTAGTAGTAACTTCGTTCAATTCATTTATACTTACACTAAACCAACTAAAGTGTGTAAATGATGCGAGTTAGTACTGCAAGGGTTATTCTTTATGTACACATAGTTAGCTTGACTGCTCAAGCGAATATCAAGCTAATAAATTCTACATTGCATAGATGTATATGCTTCTAACGCTTGAACGCTCAAGCGTACCTGTACTTACATAATGCGTAATTGCCAACGTCATTAGTAGTAACTACCCTTCTCGCGTACACGTACGTATACACGCTCACTCGCTCACGGTTCCTATCTTGCTAGAATCGTCCGAAAAAAAACTCCAAAATAATTGGACATATATTGCATAGCTGGACGAACGATGGTATACTTGATTGACGGGCGGAAAACGTCTCAAATTGAGACAACGCCGATTTCCATTTTACAAATGGACATCGATGCAAGTTTAATCGTTTCAAGCTTGCATCGATTTTAAAATTGAAACGAATAAGACAAGGAAAGAAATCGTAAATCATGGCGGTAATGATGCCAGCTTTTTATGCTTGCAGGATTGAAGGACAGCACAACCCTGTAAAACGAATTGACCAACACAAATGTTTGGTTCAAAACACTACTAAAACAACTCTAGTAGTTAGACTTCACTACTCAGAATGGAATCGGGATGCGCCATCAGAAACATCTGTAAACGGTGTACTAGTACGTTGCTACTTCAATCCAAAAGAACCTAACAGCAACTACATAGTTGCTTATGGCTATACCAAAGTAGCTTCTAAGCGTGCAATCATGCAATTCTTAGAACAGTATCCACTTGTCGAACCAGGTCAAGTAAATCAAAAAGTACCTTTTTACAATCCACCTTCACTTCAATACGCTTAGTCAAAGGCTTTACAATGTACATCACAACCACGTTCCTAGGACCAACTAATACCAAAGGATCACGTATTCAGTTCTCTTTAGTTGACAACTGTAAAAAAGAACGCCGCAAAGAATTCTCATACCATGAAGATGCTCCAGAAGACTTTACAATACCATTCAAAAGAACCAAATACATTACGTCTCTATTGAGAGACGAAAAAACAATGCTTTACAAATTCGAACAGTTCATCGAATACATAAACAGAGAACTAGGACTACAGTGGAAACCATCCGACTTCATTATGACTCGTCTTGATTCATGTCAGTACGTCTTCACTTTCAAAATGCATTCAATTGAATTAGGTGACTAACAGTTTCCTAGCTAACAATTCTCTTTTCAAAGTTACACAATTTCATATCTTCCTCAAAGGACTTCAAAACATGTCAACCAAAACGAAAAAACTCAAGCTAACTCCAGAACAATCCGATATTAAAGATACACTCAAGAATACAAAGTCGAACATGATCGTTGTTGCACGTGCTGGTACTGGCAAGTCCAGCACTATTGAATCAATTGCACCAAGAGGCTCTGTAGTCCTATGCTTTAACAAGGGACCCGCTGATGAAATGGCTGAACGTCTTGGCTCTGGTCGTACAGCTTCTACATTCCACAAATACGGAATGACTATGCTTCCCAAAGGTTCATGGCTAGACAAGACTAGCTACAACCTGAAAGAACATGCGAAGACAATTTTGTTTGGTGGTCGTAGTGCAAGCGGTAAGGAAGACTGGTCTAAACTTCAAGACGTTGAGAATGCGGTATCATGGCTCAAGACTCAGGCTTGCCTACCAAACATTGATCTTGAGTCTGCCAAGAAGGTTCTCACTGATGACAGGTTAGAGTTCAACACAAGTGTTGACGAAACTGTAGAACCAGCACTAGAAGTCTTTCAACGTTGTGCTCAAAAAGTAAAAGGCAAATTCGGTAACTCTGGATACGCCTACAACTTCGATGATATGCAATGGCTACCTTACGTACTCGGACTCGGCAAAGACAGTGTAGAAACACTATTCATTGACGAAGCACAAGACTTGAATCCTATTCGTATGGCCCTATCCCTACAATGGGGACAACGTACCATTGCTGTTGGCGATGATAGGCAAGCTATCTATGCTTTCAACGGTTCAATGTCTGATTCTCTTTCCCTCTTCCAGAAAAAGACGGATGCAGTAGCCTTACCATTAACTGTATGTTGGAGATGTCCTTCTAGTCACTTGGATATGGCAAGACGTATCGTACCTGATATCCAAGATCGTCCAAACTGTCCAGTTGGTGAACTGATTGAGACAGACTGTATTGAGTACGATCAGTACAAAGATGAAGGAGTACTTGTTATGTCTCGTACCAATGCTCCATTGATTCGTCACTACCTAACACTTCGTAAAAACAAAGAACAACAAACTGTATTCTTTGCAAGTGATGGCATCGCATTAACTATCAACAACCTAGTTGGATACGACAAGTCCAACACTTTTGATTCAAAGTGGCAAACTACATTCAATACCAAGATGGACGCCAAGGTACAGAATACAAAATCTCCAATCATGCGATCAGTGTACGCTGATTACAGAGAGATTATCGATGAACTCGTGAACTCAGGTGAATTCTCAAATGTTGAAGAACTTCACAAATTCACAGTTGAAGAATTCAAACGACCAGACTTTAAAGACATTGAACCAAACGCAATCAAGTTATCTTCAATCCATTCATCCAAAGGACTCGAACACAATCACGCTGTACTGTACGGTACTTCAATGCTACCTCACCCAATGGCTACAATGGACTGGGAAAAGCAACAAGAATCTAATCTCGAATACGTAGGCTTGACACGTGGCAAGCAATCCCTAACTCTTATCGCAGAGTACTACTAATAATGCTAGAAGTTAAAACGTTCAAATGCACTTTTAAAGGTAGAAGACTAGGTGCATCTGGAATCTACGAAAACTTCGAAGTAATCCTTGAGTGTACATTCGATGAAGTTATTCCAAGACTTTACGAATCGTACCAAGACGTACACAATTTTAAAATGTTAGAATATGAACTAGGACTACTTGGCTATGCTGTAGAAAAGCAATGGAACTACGTTCAAGTAGTAGACGCTTCAAACTGGAATTACAAAACCAATCCTACTCCAAGAAAGACTTGATAATGGACTTCAATAAACAAAATCCAATGCTAGAACTAGCAGCTAAAAAAGCTTCAGAAACCTGTAATGTAGAAATGCAACGTTTAATAGATGCTCTCAAAGAAAATGCTAAATGCCCATACATGACTTTAGCAGTGATTCAAGGACTGCAAACATCACTTATGAAAAGCATGGTGCGTATCGGAGATTTATTCGTACCAGAAAAGCTAAAGTTGTCTAATGTACCAGAGATAAACCTTTATCTCATGATAGAAGAAAAAATAACCACGCATATAATCGCACTAGCTATTGAAAGTGTTCTTCAAGGCATTCTAGACAAGCAAAAAGAAAGCAACTAATCATGCTAGAATTGATAGACAATACAGTACTATGTATCCTAGGACTCGTAGTACTTTACTGGTCAGTAATCGGAGTCCACACTTACATATTTCCACTATTGTCTTCTGACAATGAAGACGAGTAATCTATTTTTCTCCCTCCTTCCAGGAATAATTACCATGACATCAGATCGTAAAGACCGCAAAGACTTATCCGTACCAAATTGGTTCAAAGAACGAGTACGTATCGTTATCTTCAAAAGAAAAGAATATGATACTTACTACATTGTATCAGATCACAAGACAACACGTGATATGGAAGATGAACCAACTATCAAAGATTACATCAAAGACAAACAATACGTACATATTCCAATGTCATTCGTAGTTAATGACTGTGGGGATATGGAGGAGTACGCTTACTTGTTTGTCAACTGTGATTGTGCATTCCCACCACACTACATAGTCTTTGCTGATAATTCAGAAGATGCTTATGCGGGGTTCTTATCAAATACCGATTCTTGCCTTATTGAAGAACCAGATTTGAAAGACTATGACGAAGAGACTATTACCTATGACGATAATGGTCGTCCAATGGATACCCAGTCTCTTCAGTACTATAGGTTACAACCAATCATGTTAGTGTTTGCTTAATCATTCTGATTCCACTCAAGACTAGGAGTTCACTATGTCATACGTCAAATCTGTTGTTCAATTCATTGCAGCTTCAATGATCCAAATTAAGTTCAGATCAGAGTACGAGTACGAATGCGACTTAGATGCTCTAGTTAAACAATGGATGCCTCGTGGTAGCGGTATCGATTGTGGTACTCAACTTGACATTGTTAAGTCTACTGGCACTAAGCTAGTGTTTACATTCGACTACCATCATATGGACCAGCATGGATATTACTGTGGTTGGTCCAATCACAAGCTAATAGTTACACCTGCTTTTGAAGACTTCACTATGAAGATTATCGGACAACACCCGTCCAAAGAACGTCACCAAACAACGTACTTCCATGACTACTTGTACGATACTTTCAACTACGCTCTACAGTCTAGATACGAGTACAAAGTAGACCTAGAACGTAAAGTACGAATCTACACAAGTGTAGATCGTCCTAACATGCAAATCACTATGCCTGCTCACTGGTTAAAGAAAGAAACTAACAATGCCTAAACGCAATCCCAAAATTGAAGTACCAGCACCATTCAAAGTCCTACAACCTTTTTACTTAGAAGACCATCTACCTAAGTTGGGAAATCATGTCGGAGAATGCAAGTGCTGGTACTGCGATGTAGTACTTATTAAAGACGGTATACGCTTTGCAAATCCTTCTTCAATACAACTACTTCTATCTGGTGACTTTGCTCATAGAAGCTGCCAAGACCAAGTAAAGACTCCAGGATACGCCAAAGCTAGAGCTAGCTACAATGCTCAATGCAATCGTAACCTAGAACGCCATATGAAGTACGCAAAAACACACCCAGTTAAACTCACAGTAACCAAAGTTCCATTCTCTAGTCTAAAGAGTATCAAACATGCCAAGTAGCAAAAACCTAACAATTCCAACAGTAAATACTAGAACTGGTAAGATAGACAAATACCAAGCAACAACTTGGTCAGTACCAAAAACACCGTTCATCGTAAACATCACTCCAGGATACGAAAGTGATGATAATCCTGAGTATACAATCACACACAAACACACTGGATGGGGCATCCTAAAGTGTGGCAGAGTAACACGTAAGTCTGCAATTGAAGCAGCAGTATTACTCTTTGAAAACTACCCAGCACCACTTAAAGTTCTATTGGAAAATAATGTATACACACCGCATGAAATCCAAGATCGAATCAAAGTGATACTGGATAAGAAAGCAAACAAAACAACTTGGAATCAAGCCAAGATCATAGCTCTAGCATGTCTCAAACACTTATAGGATAACCAATCATGGCAAGGATGCTACTACTACTCATACTGACAACTTCAATAGGTTGTCAATCAATTGGAATAACATTCAAAGCAACACCAAACAAGTTAGACCCATCCCGTTTTGAATACTCAGTGGAGTTTACAGATCGTGACAACAAGACACGGAACTAATCACTTTGATACTTGGGCGTCTGCTTTCAAGTATTACGCAAACCTAAACTATGCAAGAAAGGATGTTGTTAAAATGGTATCTGAAGGTATCATTAACATTGGTGAACCAACTATCTCTACTGAGCAATGTCTATACTTAGACAGTGATGGGCGTTACCACATTAAGTTCGTAGACGGTAGTATTCTCTCACCGTCTTTACTCTTAAATGACACTGCAAGAGCATACGGAAAATCCTCAGAGACAATCATTGATAACGATGAACAACCACAGTGGTTTAAAGACTACATGAAAGAACATAGACACAAATTCATACAAGGATGGAAGGAGTAAACCAAATCATGAACATTCAAGACCTACCAGAAGAAGATCCAAACGGTTCATTCAAAAAACCAAGGCTACTACCAAGTAATGTTGTAGTACCAGTAAAGAAAACTGTTATGTACGAAGTACCAAATGGTGAACTACATATCACTCTAAAAAACAACTCTTACTATGTTGAGTACCACAATCCATTGTTCGTAGGCAATCCATTCAAACTTAGCTCGTGCTTTAGTACAGCATTTACAATCGAACAAATCGTTAATAGTTCTGAAGTAATAGGTTTCCTATCTCGTTTCAAATAAGGCATTCAATCATGGCTAACGTAAATCGACTCAAACAAGTGCGTATGGCAATCGTCAACTTCGAAGAGAACTTCAACTACAAGTACGTATACTCAAAAGAAGTTATACAAAAATACGATACAAAGATGGTTACTTATTCCAGCATTACTGCTGATGACATATACGACCTAACAACCCATCATAAAGACACAGATAACGTGTGCGGAACCAATGCCTGCATTGTAGGTTTCACTCTTGCTATCCAAACCCCAGAAGTTATACAATCAATCCGTGATAACTTAGACGAATTTGAATTTGCCACTGAATGGCTAGAGCTTACTAGAGAAGAATCTACTTGGTTATTCGAACCAGAAGGAATAACCTACAAAGAATGGGACGAAGAAGAATGTAGATTCATCTCTGAAAAATATGTAGATTACTTAGCCAAGTACAAGTATGACGAATCATTCATTGATTACCGTGTATGTACCAAAGAGCAAGGCTACAACGAAGCACTTAGACGCATTGACTACTTGATCGAACATTATAGCAATGCCAACTGCAACTAGTAAAGAATGGCCTTTCAAAGCAATACTAACAGAAGAGAGTGTACTATCTCTTCTTCCTCTCCAGGAAATGGTAAGAGCAGCAGTAGTATTTGACTTTGGGAAATGCCAACTAGTAATCAATGATACAGTAGAACTCATGGGCATTGATTACAACATATCAAAATTTGGTCCTGTTAGTATTAGGTGGCAAGTATTCTCCAAAGCAGTTACACTTGAACAAATTCAAAGCCTTACAGATTCACTAGTAGTTAGAGTAGTAGCTTAATAAATTCCACATTGCAGAAAGGTATATCATCATGACACAATACGAAGGTTGGTCAAACATCGAGACATTCATGGTATCAACTATAATTGACAACGATAAAGATTTACTAGACTTTGTTTTAGAACTTGTTGCTAGCAACATGATTCTAAACTTAGAAGTTGTTATGCCAGAAATACTAAAAGAAAATCTTAGTATGGAAAATACATTTAATTACTTGAGCACTTTAGTTCAATCACGATCTGTTAATCCTAAACAACTACACTATGCAAAGTTACTTAGCCTCAAAGTAAAGGTTGAACTGGCTAAAAGTATACTAGCTTACTTCTTTGATACAATAAACTGGGAAGAACTAGCTGAGCACTACAAATCCAAATGGACTGAAAGCTTACACCTTGCAGATATAATTGATAAAGACTCAGTATCCGGCAATCAAGGCTAGTGCTTGTACGCTCAAGTGCGTGCTAGCTCTAGATTTTGCAAGTAGTATGTTAGAAGACTAGTTCCCTAGTTGTATAGGCTAGTCTTCTCTTGACCAGTTAAGGGCGCGTCCAGAATTGACCTATTTATCAATTATCCAATTGTTTTCCACGTATACGCCCACGGATACGCGCGTGAATTCCGGCCTGGCCCGGCTCATTTTGGTACTAAGAGTGTAGGAGGTGTTAGGGGGTGTAGCCGTCCCCGCCAAGCCCTCTAGATTGCCTCAAAACGCATCCCAAACCCCGGACCACCCAAAGTACCTAGCCCAAACGAAACGCTTTAGAACCGATTTTAGAGCCCTTCCCATTGACTAGATAAAACTACTCAAAGCTGGCCCGTAGGACCTTGGGACCTAGATCGACCAAAAAAGTATTTTGAAAATTCTTTTCAAATATCCTTTACTTGGACTTGCCAACTATCCGATAAGTGGTATAGTATTGCGTAGTTGGAAAACCAACTCGGGAAACGGTCCCCCGCTCAGGACCGGCAAAACAGACTAGAGGATTCGAGAAAATGTCAAAAAGTTATATGGACCTCTTGGTTACCATCGCCAAGAAGGATCTGACCATCGCCAAGCTAAAAGCCCAGATACACCGAAACAACGCAGACTACCACGAGATGTACATGATCGCCCTTGACGATTATAAACGAGACCTAGAAACTGTCCGAGTCTCATACGATGCGTTTAAGGAAACCTACCAAGCAGACTTGGCGACAGTCGAAAGAGAAAACGAATTGAAGAGAAACAATCTTGTGGTCCAGGTAGCTACACTGGAAAACGCTTTGAACAACTTACGGAAAGAGAACGAACAACTTGCCAACGATGTGCGAGTCTATCACGAAACACTGGCAAACCAAATTCGATAAATCAACCGAATCGGAGAGGTCCAAGGTTAGTTCGACTCTAACCCCGATTCTTTGCCACTATCGGCAAATCGTCGAAGCATCCAGACGAATCCAAAGGATGCAAACCATCGGCAGCAATGCCAAAGGATAGAAGACCATGACCAAGACCAAGACGACCGCCAAGCTAGCACCAGCAGCAGCAGCAAGCCCAGTATTGACGATCCGAGAATTGTTTCTCGGCAAAGAAATCGTATCGCCGCAAGTCCTCACTTGGACCGAGTTTCTAGAAATTCAATTTTTAGACCTAGAAACGAGGTATCTGGTGAACTTTGAAACCGGCCAAGACTGGAGTGAATTCTGTGTTCTCATCGGTTATGATCGTAAAAAAAGAACCATACCTGGAAACCGAGACGAGAAACCAGGACACGCAAAAACACTCAGAGAAAAAGATATTCCTAGCCTCGAAGCTTACGATTATCGAAGAGGCCAAGCATCGATAAACGTAGAAACGATGAACCTGATCGATCACGGCCATAGGTTCCGCATCTTGGACGAACACAAGACGAAAAACCCAGACAATCCCGTTATTATTGCGCTCCGATTCACAACCGCAACAGCAGATGGTTTTGACGGAACCCAGGCAAAGTGGACTGTAGCGGACCAAAGTAAGACCGCTCTGAAGCTTGCCGACATGACAGACGAAGCCGCTTCATTCTATTCGTCATTCATGCAACAAGCCGGAAATGTCGTTAGGTTGAGACTGCAAGGGCTGAACATCGAAGGGGGAGGACAATCTGCCCACAAGCAAGGAGGGCACACGTTGACCTCAATTCAAGAAACCCGTTGTTGGGACTACGACCCCCTCTACTTGGGCTTGTGGAATCTCACCAGTAAGGACCCATCTACACCATCAGAGAATCCGACATCGAGCACAGGCAGAACCCTTGTCGAGATCGTGCAAGAAACCGAGCTTTACACCAATGGCGGAAAAGACCTGCAAAAATGCAGAATTGATTTGCTGCTTATAGCAATGGTAGACGCATGTCCAGAATGTTTTGAAGACTTTGCACTAGTTCGAAAACTTTTGGACCGCTTCGAAACTCAGTTGAGCTTGATCGGAAACGCTTACCAACCTTTCCAAACCTTCAAAAGAACCGCTGAGGAAAAATACTTTTGGATGGTGGCATTGTGGAAAACCCTGAGAGCAAACCATGCCCCAAAAGCAGAAACCATCAGCGAACACAACGACGACTCCTATCCAGATGGAATCCAGAAAATCGCTAAGAAGCTCAAAGCAGAACGCGAAGAAGCTTTGAAAACGATCTTATCTGGAGTGTAACACCTAGCCCAGTAATCCACCATATATCTAAGAATCTAGGCCAACAATGATAGGCAATCGGCCTAGATTCAGAGGATAAAAACTGCCCTTGATTGTTCAAGCAATCAAACAATAAAGACTCCAATATACCTAGGTTGTGTCCCCGATTCTAAAATCGGATTAGATGCACAATCTAGGTACTTGGTCGGTGATACATCTAGCCTAGCTAATAAAATTTATAGTTACGAGATACCTAGCTAATACATGCTGATGTAGTAGTACCGGGGGCCTTATGGGACCCGTTACATCCCTTTTCACCTATTTTGACTATACAGTAACTATTTTATTACTGCTTACCTTATGTAGTTAGAGACTACTAGAAATGGGGTACAACTATACTTCATATAGATTACTGGGTACGTCATTTAATTGATACTCTATAGCTATATCATCTATCTATTACTAGCCACTAGCTCTACTAGTGACTAGCTAAGGTACACTATGTACATCTCCTTACCGCTAATGATTGTGTCAACAATCATTAGACTTAGTTAGTAAGTCTATAGTCCTACGCATTTTCTGGAGTAGGATGAATAAACTTATCAAAGATCAAAGTACTTTCTACGTAGCCTTTGGAGTAGTAGACTATACTGAGACGTTCTTCTTCTTGATTATACTGCTCAGCATTATCTTGATACTTAGCTACTATATGCTCTGCATGGTATGTAGGCAGTAACTTGTTACAGTTGTTTTCTACATCATAGAGTTCTTGGTCAGTCCAAGGTTTCTTCTTATCACCATAGTAACGTTTAGCTAATCTATTTAACAATAGGAATTCGGAAAGAGTAACAACGTCTACTTGGCTACCATCTTCTACATCTCCTACTCCACGACCAGAAAACTTGTCTTCAGTACGATACTGTACTAGTGGTTCTTTGTAAGTACTCAAAACTTGTATTACTACTTGTTTGACTAGCTTACCAGCTACAGTATTCTTCTCTGGTGTATCTATACCGTAGAGTCTAATACTAAGTAACTTGTAGTCATTCTTAAAGAACTCAGTACCAGCTACCATAGCTTCTACTGTATCTCCATCTATGACTCTGATTGAGTGTATTGCATTAACCATTATTCGATCCTTTCATTGAGGCAAATTTAAAATCTTCAAACTCTTTATTTAAAAGTACAATCTGTTCTGGTTGACTATCACTCCTTACAAAAGTTATATCTAGTGTAACTGACATCGCAGCTATTTCTGCTGATGCTCGATTATTCCAAGAATCATCTACGCCTAGTACCTTAGTACCTGTTTCTGTAACTTCCTTTAGAAGTATTCTACACTTATCTTGGTGTAACCATAACGTTGCTGTTAGCTTACTCATAGCCCCTCCCCTTCCGTGACTTCAAACGGTTCGAGCTTTCTGATTGCAAATACCGTTAATGCGCGAGCAGCTTTTTTTGCCGCTTCCTCACTGTAATAATAGTAAGCCTCGCCTTTGTGAAGAACGACAACCCACATCTCTTCCACACGCACCGTTTTCTTGGGCGGTGGGGCTAGGTTGCATTCATGATCCTTTCCAGCATACATAAACCGCCCGTTATTATGCCATCCACCAGCAACCCATTCGCCTGTGTGATTACGAATCCTTCCTGTGTACACCGAATCCTTTTGCCCATAATTGATCGCGTCAATAAACGCATCATCGCCATTGGCCAGTTTGACTGGACCTATCTTCCATTTAGGATTAGTCATTATCTCACCTTTTGAGTTCTTGAGTACGTACCTTGAGTAGCAACAAACTACTCTAATTCTTCTTTAAAGTTGTCAATTTCTTTATTAACTGGTACACCGCAACGATCCATTGCGTATTCAACTTCATCCTTTGTAGGTTCCCATCCATTAGACGGATCGTTGAGTTCAGTCGTCAAGGATTCCTTTACAACTGGTCCTGGCTCGACGGATCGGCAGTCCTCTTTACCAGCCCAAAACCAATTAACACCGTCAAAGCAAATACGCACGCTGTGATGCGTAGTTTCCTTCACCTCGCACTGTACCCAAACTTTGTCGCCAACTTTGAAATTACTCACCTTGCACCTCCATAACTTATAGTTGTCCATATCTTTATTATCTCTTGTATAGAATATCCTATCAAAAGTAAAATAAGGAATAAACAACAAACTACGAACAAACAAAACAATACATCAGTTAAATAATCAAACCAATTATCCTTATCAAATTTCATTTTTAACCTCAGTAGAAACTACTTTTATGATGGGAAATAGTAAAGCATACCTACTAGGTAGCTCTTTATGATGTTGTAAATGGTTAGCTTTGATTGCATAACCCCACCAAGTTTTAGGCTTGTAACTAGTGTGACATGCGTAATGAGCAAACTCGTACCATAGTAACATGCATAGTATTGTAGTATATGCTGTATAGATACCACTAGTAGTATACAGTAGTATCCATGACAGTACCCAGTACGTAAAGACTATCCATGCATCAGGCAATCCAGTAGATGGAACTGGGTTACTATGATGTCTAGTGTGAGTAAACTTGAATGGAGTCCAAACCCATTCATGCATCAGATACCTATGAGCACAATATTCTAGTGCAGGCCAAGCTAGTACTATGGCAAGTACTATGTATAAATCTTTCATAGTGAAGTCAAAACACATAATACGTAACCATAAAGTAACTAACGTAGCTCCAACAATCATACCACCAATTGATTTCAGAAAACCTATTACTAACTGTTTAAATGTTATCATTATCTTTCTTACCTCCAGAAATAGTGTTGTATGAGTTATGTTTTTCGTCTGGATGAATGTACGTATCTGGTTGTTCTTGACTACGTACAGCGTGCCATAAAGCAAATGTAAGTCTAGCCATTGCATTAACTAGGTGGGGTTCGTCTCTATTACCACGATTCCATTCGTTGATATGGTTCATAGCGTGATTAAGGTGATGCCACGGTTCAATCTTCTTCCAATTGTCTTTACCGTACTTACGAGCACCAAATCCTAAGCATTGAGCTAATAACAATAATACTTCTGGTGGTATACAATCGAACCTAGCTTCTATATGCGTTTGTAGCCCTGCATCTTTGATCGGTACGTTGTGCGTTCCACAAGGCTTTACTGCATCAGTCTTAGTCATCCAAGGTGCCTTTGGTGGCATTTCGTCCCAAACATCGTAAAACGCATCTTCACTGTAGATCGCATTTTTACTTAGATTCTTTACAGGTGTAAATTCTTTGTTTAGTGAAGCAATTACTTCTTCATCAAACTTACAAGGTAGAGGGCGATGCTTTAAATTCGACGCATCGAATGTACCTACGTACTGCATTTCAGTACTACCATCTTTTGTGGATGCTACAACGTATTTATTACGCCCAACAGGTAGTACTCTAATAATTTTACCTTGTACACTGTCATGTACTGTACCTACTATCTTAACTAGAGAACCTACTTTAAATTTCTTTGAATTACTCATTTCTTCTTTCCTTTTCCAGAACAAGGGTAGCAACGTGAACCTGATGACGATTCACCTGTACCTTTACAAGCTACACAAATATCGGTACTAACAGTTTTGCGTTTAACTTTTAGCTTATTTTCCCCCACACCCCCTTTGGTTCCTGGAGGGGGAGAAAGTAATTTAGATTTAGCTTTCTTCTTAGCCACGCTGCATTCCTTGCATTTTACACCCAACACAGGGAACAATAGTTATCAAGTGTCCACAAGTTTTACAACGTACTGGCTTTTTCATAGCTCTAGATTCTTCTCTTTCTCGTTTGCACTTCCAACAGATGTATCCAACTGTTCTATTGTACTTGATAGGTTTGCTACAAATTTTACAAGTAGCATATCTATGTTCTGTTTCCATTCTCTTCTCTACGTTTAATTGCTTTGTAAACTTCCATCCTATGTACAGCTACATTAGGAGGTGCTTGGATACCAATTTTTACTTTACCAGTTTTGCAATCTACTTCTGTAACTATGATTGTAATGTCATTACCAATCATAATCTTTTCATTTGCGTATCTAGATAGCATTAACATGAAACTATTCCTTATTTAGATTCCTTCCAAAGATTCCTAACAAATTATACTACTAAGAAGTAGTTTTAATAAATTCTACATTGCATTGACTATACTATCGGTCGTTACCTATAATACGGTCGTAACCTAGTAGTAAGTATTTACTAAGTATAACCTAGAAAACTAGATATGCAATAGGCTATTTGAAAAAATTTTTAACCCCTGCCGATACCCACTTTTGCAATGCGGAATTTATTAGCCCATGACCAAAAAACGAACGAAAAAAATCGACATTCCCATCGATGAAACTTTAGAAGCTATCATTTCAGAACCAACTAGAATAGAACTACTTTTGCAAGATTTTATATCAATGCAAAAAGCTGAAGAGATGGCCTCAGTCGGATTCTCTATGTCGTCTATAGCAGCAGCATTAGAAATCCCTGCATCTCAGTTCATTGGATGGATACGTAAGGGAAAAGATAACGAAGAACACTCTCCGAATCTTCCAGAAGTCAAATTATGGAAACACTTAGCTAAAGCATGGGCAGTTGCTAAAGGATTATCTGAAAGCAAACTAGCCCAAGTAGATCCTAAGTTCTTTCTAACACGTGGACCAGCAAAACTACTTGGTAATGACTGGGACGACGACGCTTCAAGTGGTGCTCAGCACAAGAAAGAAAGTCTAGATGTTGGTGAAGATTTCATTACTGCTCTCAAAGCTTTGCGTGAACGTGGGCATGATCTCAATGAAATCATTGATAATGGACTGATGACAATTAAGGTAGACAGGCAAGAAAAACCAGTTGACTTACTAGAAAAGCATGGTATCACTCATATTGCACCAGCTTTACCCGGTCCCCTGGCAAAGCAAACCATAGCCTTAGACGAGATTCTCAAAATACAAAGGACATTCGATGACCAAAGCTAGTACACCCACTGTAAAACCGATTTCTCAAATGCTAAATGATTCTACCTTAGACTCTAAGCCTGAAATCGAATCTAGAAGCTACTCTCCAAATAACCGTTCAATGAAAGACCTGTTCATGCTACAAGCATTTCAAGTATTCATTACCAAAATCTTAGATACTCACGGTAACGTAACTATCATGGCGAGAAAATCTCAACTATCTCAAGTTGAAATTGATAACGCATTAGTACTTACCAAAATGGTTGGTGATTCTTACGATGCTATCCTAGATAAACCAGGTCAATAAATGACAAGTCCAAGACAAGTCAAACAAGCTTATGAAGAAGGACAGTTAGCAGATACCAAACAGTTACCATCTATATGCCCAAGCCGTTACGATAATAAGCCAGAACTACGCAAAGCATGGTTTGATGGCTACTACCAAAGTTATGTAGTACGTAGACACAAAGCAACTTTCGAAAAGTATGGTATAAAATTTCCATGATTAGCTACATTGGAATAGACTTAGGGCAAAAAGGCTCGATCACAGTTCAATCAAAACTCCCAGGTGCTAAAGCTACTTGGTCCATCCATCCATTCTTCGTGAGACACGGAGAAGAAACCAGACAACGAACCATAACTGATAGTGAACAATACACCTTACTAAAGTCATTAGTGTTACGTTCTGAGTGCTATGTAACTATTGAACGTCCAATGATGATTCCAGGTAACGGTAAAAAAGCTATAAGCGTACTATTCGAGAACTTCGGTCTTATGAAAGGTATGCTGATAGGACTAGGCATAACTTCTTTTTGGTTCCCAACTCCAATGCAATGGAAAAAAATTGCAAACGCACCAGGAAAAGACAAAAACAAAATGTTAGTCCTAGCTTCTAGGATTACTAAAGCACCAAACCTTAGTCCGGTTACAGCAGACTCAGTACTTATTTGCGAAGCATGTCGTCTTCACTTCCAATAAATTCCTCATTGCATAGCGGTATACCCGATGAAAATACCTTGGTGTAGCCAGTATATTCCTCACAAGCCATTCCCTACTCAATTGCAGTTCCTCCTGCTTCCTCACCTCGACGCAATGTTTGGTGGGGCAGCAGGGGGAGGCGTTTAGCCCCTTACTTCTTCTTCCCTCCAGAAAGAGGGTAGGGTAGTAGGGGGCAAATGGTAAATCTGACGTTCTTCTTATGGCGGGTCTACAGTACGCTGATATCCCTGGGTACTCAGCTTTGATACTTCGTCGAACTCTTGTAGAACTAAAACAAAACGAAGCTTTGTTAGATAGAGCTTCTCAATGGTTACGCGGTGTTAAAACAGCACACTTCGCAGCAGATGAACATACGTACTATTTTGACACAACTTGGCCTGACGGTTCACCAGGGCCTTATGCAAAGCTTCAATTCGGTTACTTAGGAGATTACCGAGTAGAAGAACGATATCAAGGTGCTGAATTTCAATTTGCTGCGATCGATGAAGCTGGACATTTTGAAAACGATCAAGCTCCTAGGTACTTATTTTCACGATTGCGAAAAAAAGTTTGTCCTACTCATAAACTTAAAAAAGATATTCAAACTGGAGAAATGATACCTAACTACATAGACAAATGTGCTATTTGTCAAATGTACAAATCAATTCCTATCCGTTTTCGAATGTCTTGTAATCCAGGCGGTCCAGGGCATTTATGGATTAAGAACAGGTATCAAATAGAAAAAGAACTATACGATTCTACTGACTATCAAACTAAAGCTCCTATCAAAAAAGTAAGATGGGTAGGTCGCAATCCTAACAAACCGTTTGTTCCATCTTCTTTACGAGATAACGAGTACATAGATCAACGATCATATCGTCAAGCTCTACAAGAACTAGACGAAGTACGTAAACTTCAACTAGAACATGGTGATTGGGACGCTTCACCAGATTCTAGATTTCGTATTCAAGACGCTAGGTTCTATAAATCTAAAGGTGAGTATTTCGTAATTAACGAGATAGGACTTCATTATAAAGACTTGAAAAAAGTTTTTATGACTGCTGATTCAGCAGCAACAGTAAAGGAAGGAATTATCGATCAATCTACTACTCGTAATGGTGCTTCCTATACAGTCTATTCAGTATGGGGTCTTACTCACGACTACAAATTACTGTGGTTGTACATGAAACGTATGCGTGACGAGATTCCTGAATGCGTAAAAGCATTAGTTGACATATATCGTGTTTGGGGACCAAGCTACGTTAAGATGGAAACAAATGGACTAGGTATCGGTCCAGCACAGTTAGCTGCTAACTATGGTTTAAACGTAGTTTCTAATCCTAAGACTAAAGATAAAATTCAAAACTCAAGTAATGCTCAGTTACGTATGCGTAATCATCGTATCTACTTTCCTGAAGAAGCACCGTGGCTTAAAGAATGTCTAGATGAAGTGTTTACTTGGACAGGACATACGGGTATGACGGATGACATAGTAGATACTTTATCAGATGCTTGCAATGATGTTACTTGGGAAGGACAAGGTTATGATCCTATGTTTAAAAACAATTCCATACACGCATCAGTACTAGATAGATACGTTCCTCAATGTCTCCCAGTTGATCTAAGTTTTCCCAAAGGCTACAATCAAGGTTTCCAGTTCTAAACTATTTGCTAATCAGGAGAGTTTACATGTTTAAGTATTCATTACCTAGTTCATTGTTACTTTTTGTAGTACTACATTTATCAGCTATAGCACAATTAGAAGTAGTTGTAACTAAAGTAGAAGTACTTGTAGGAGCACAAAACGCTAGAACTATCAATTCGTTCATTCTGTTCGATACAGAAGGTAGTAAACCTCAATTTACTCCCGCAGCTTTGATCGATGTAAAAACGCAAGCTAAGTTTGTTAAGATAAAAGCTAGAAAAAGTCTTTTCGAAACTACTGTAGCTATCAAAGTTAGTGAATATCAGTACATGGTACTTGGTACAGGTAAGTATGCAATAGAAGTAACTACATTTGATCCAGAATCAGGTATCGATGAACAAACTGTTAGCGTAGACTTAGGGTACATGCCTGATCCAAAGCCGCAACCAGAACCGGAACCAGATCCAAAGCCTACACCAAATGCCGTTCCAGATGACCAATTTAACAATTTGGGTAGAAAGACTCAAGAATGGTCAAAAAGTCTACCTAAACGTAAAGAATTAGGAGATGTATACCGCCAAGCAGCAAAATTATTGACAGAATCTCCAATAATAACTATCAATGACGCAACTTTGTTCATTGCTGATTCTAAAAACAAGTTGCTAGGCTCTGATGCTATGAAGTACAACGTATTTTTTGAAAATTTGAACTCAGATTTACGGACTAGATGGCCTTTATCTAAAGGTGATTTAGCTCTTTATATGACTTGTGTAGCTGTAGGATTGGAGAACTAAAAATGACTAATCTAAATTCAGATTACAACATTGCTGAAGTTCGTGGTCCTATGGGGTGGGGCGATGACTCCAGCATGAGTATCGATCAACGACATGATCGTGAAAGTAAACTCTACGATAAGTTATCTGCTGATATGCCTGTAGCGTTTAAAGCACGCAATACGCTTATAGCTGATAATCCTATCATGGACAAGTTTCGCAAACTTCATGATTCTAAGAACTACGGATCAGATTCTTATGATTTAACACTTATCGATGAACTAGTCTTTAATCGTAGGATATCTTGGCTACCTCAAAAAACTGGATCATGCGTAATATCTAATTCTATGCGTCCTTGGTCTAGAAGAATGCTATTTGAAGTTTGTGTACGAGGTGACTCAGAAGAACTAATTGGTCGTAACGAATTTACTACTAACAACTTAGTTTTCTATGCACCATTTAGTTATGGTTGTGGTCGTCGCAGAGGAAACATGCGTGGAAGTACTGAACGTGATGATGGTAGCTACTGCGAAGTTCAGTACGAATCGTTTATCAAAGACGGTGTAGTACTTTGTAACAACGGAAAGCTTCTTGAAATACTTGCTAAGTTAGGTTCAAGTAAAGATCAAGATTTTCCAGAACCACAAGATAACTCTGTTTATAGAAGATTTCAAAACTGGGAGTTTCTAGATACGCTTTTACCATTTGCGGATTTTAGACTCTTAGAATCTCCAAAAGTAACTAACATACAGCAGCATATCGACTTGCATAAGCAATTCAAGCCAATGTCTGTTTGCTCTGGTATTGCTATTCAAAGAATAGGTAAGCATAAAGACGGTTTTGATATTCATGCTCAAAATCCTAGAGACTCATGGGGACATTGTATGAGTTTTCAAGGGTACTTTACTGCTTCAGATAGTAAAGTTTACATTCGTTTATCAAACGAGTCTTGGGGACCTAATATTATCTATAACGTACCTGTTGAAGAAGTAGATAGATGGTACTCACGAAAAGCAATCACTGTACAAACAATTGGTGAAATTGATTTACCTGATTCTGTTCCACTTTTGTAGAAACAATTACATAAATGAATTGCTATTACTTACTTAGTCAAATGTCAATAACACCAGAACAAGTACATAAAGCTTTAACTACCCAAGATTACACTACGATAGGTATTCTTGTGGTAGGTTTTGCGATTGTACTACTTGGTGGTTGGAAACTTAGTTCTTGGATTGCTAAAGAAATAATTGTCCCAGGTAGGGATAGATTTTTCATCATAGCAGATCAAGTAAAAGATAAATTTTTTGGACATTTAGACAGGGTAGGGACTACACTGGACAACATTTCTACTAATCTAGGTAGATTGACCGAAGTTCCTGAAAGGCTAGACAGAATTGAAAAAAAAGTAGATACTCTTGGACACAAGGTTGAAGTTATCGACGAACATCTGAACACTTCAGACAGCAAATTTTCAAGTAAAACTCGTTAAGAGGATCTTATGGCCATATTCAATCCAGTACAAGTAACTATCCCGTCTGGTGCTAACTCGGTTGCAGTTACACCTCCAGCAGGTATGGGACTTAAAGCTATTCAGACTCCTGCTTCATTCGAAGGTACTACCATTACTTTTGATACAGGGTTTTCTAGCCCAGGCTCACGGCTATACAATTCCAATACCGAGTACTCAGTACCTTCAGGTGCTAATCGTTACATAGTACTCGACAAACCAGACCTATTCAGTGGCGTAAACTACTTAAAGATTATCAGCAATGTAGCTGGTTCGCCAAGTAACGTAGCAGCAGATCGAATCCTTTACCTATTTTTCTACTCATAGTACCATGCCAAAACGAAAACCTGTATTGAACAAGTTGCTAGCTGTTAGAATAGCTAGGAAGTACCAAGACTTTAAAGGTACTAAAGAACAACTGATAGAAGTCTTGAAACAAGACAAAGAATTAGTTGGAATTGATCCGGCTCAAATCATGGCACTTATTCAACTAATCCAAATGGTTATTGAATTGATTCAAAAATGGCGAGAAAAGAAAAAGCCAGTAAATGCTATTCTACTAGATGATGATGAAATTTTATCTAAGCTAAAGTAGTCAGATATACTATGCGTCTAAAAGAACTGGTCGATATAAAATCGAGGACAAAATGACCAAGCTAGAACTAAAACAACTGATTAAAGCAATTTCAGATTGGCAAATCCTTACTCCCGTACAATTATTTAATATATTGAAAGAAAAAAACATACATTACATTGATCCAAAAATGTACCGACTTACTGAAATTGCTAAGTTTATTGGTGGTGATAATATGTCAGCCTTTCTAACTTTAGTAAAACAAGCTGGTTATGAATGGATGATTACTGAGGCAGCAAGCGGTGTTTATTTAGGAGACCCTTCAGTTAATTCTAGACTAAGAGCATTAAATCACCCAATTGCAATAGCTTTAGCAAATCATACTAACCGAATGATTTCAATTCTAGAGCAAGCTGGGATCGACTCAAACGAATTAGAAATTGTAGATGCAAAAGCAGAGTTATTACATGAAGAACGTCAGAATAATCTCCGTATAACTGGTGCATCTCGATGGAATGCTTACGCGGCGGCGGTTGATAGGCTTACGTTTGACGACGAAGATCCGGTGCTGTAAATGGCCATTAACGCAACAACAAACTGGTATATCCGAGCTTCTGGAAATGTCCTAAACGGAGGCGG